GGCTCAGAAAAAGGCTAGGAGAGTTGACCCAGTTAGAGACGACCGAGCATGATGCTGCAGTGACGTTGATTCAATGGCTTGACAAGGTGCACCAAGATCCTGATTATAAGGACGTGTGGGAAGTGGCTCAGGGTATTCGCGGACCCTATCAAGGAGTTACTTATGACAGAGATCTGGAGAAGCTTCGCGAAGTACTGGGTTTGGACCCTGCTGTACGGGAACCCGATAGTCAGGAGGTGGTTGCCGCATCGGTTTAAGGAGGGTGCGTTAGATCCTGTTCGGTACATGCCCTGTCTGCAGTGTGGGCGAGGTTCGAGTAGTTGGTTCCACCGATGAATTGGATGAAAATCTGGATCGCGGTGGGGTTGAGCATTGCGATTCTGATTATTGCTGCCAGAGTGTTTGGTGGTTGTTGGGTCACTGGATTCCAGCATCCGTACGATGTCGTGTACGTCAACGTCTGTAATGCGTGGGGTCAGTGTGGTTCTGTCCCGCATCGGGTGCCTTGTCAGCATCCGAGGTATAGGTGTAACTGATGGCGGATGGCAAGTCGACACCACCGCAGACGAAATTCGAAAAAGTAAAGGGATGGTTGCTCCATTTATCGAACCTGAAGATTGGTTTGACGATGGTGGGGCTTGTTTTCCTGTGGGTATTCCCAAATACGTTTCGTACAGTGCCGAAGATGATCATCGTAGCTACGGTGACTGCGACGCAAGTAGATGACCAGGTTGTAATGAATCTGTCGCTCGTCGTAAAGTGTTTGACGGAAAGCGACCGCCAGTGTGCTAGTCAGTTGCATAAGATTCACTGGCCTGGTATTGCGGAGCCACATGTCAAAATGCCAGATCATATGAGGGGCGGAATCAGGGGACCGTTCGCGTTGGTCGGACGTGATCTGATGGGGAGAACTGTTTACGAGCTTGAGTTATTGAAGTCGCTGAATGGAACCGATACGATCGTTGTCAATTCGATGATTAATGGTAGGATCGTGGAATCGGATTTGGAGTTTCTTGATATAATGGGCTTTGATCTCTTGGAGTCGACGTACAGATGCGAGACTGGTGCTCTGCCGTCGAGAACAACCGTGCATCAAGTTATATGTGAAGAAGAAATGGACTGGTATGATAGATTGTCTACGATTTTACCGTTGTTAGGAGGTTAAATGAAAATGAACCCGTGGTTGTTGCTTGATTTTCTGAAAAGGATCGAGGAGGAGGCCCATCAGCCCGAGGAGAGTCCTGCGCAGAAGAAGGATCGGGAATTGATTCAGGGACTGTCAGATATCGTGGGGGAGTCGATGGTCGATTCGGAGATCTGGATTGACCCGCCGCCAGTCGATCCGGTGATCAGATTTGATCCACCGCTTACGCCTGTCCAGCCGTACCAGGAGTATCAGCCGATTATCTTTGAACCGACGATCATCGATGTCGGTGACACGATCACAATAAGTACAAGTAATGGCACTGACGCGACATCGGTGACCACGGTATCTGGCGTGGCTGATGATGCAGTGTTTACTGGGGGTGTTGGGATTACGTATGGTATCTCTTGACGCTGACGAGCAGAAGGAACTGTACCATATGATCAGCCAGCTTACGAGCGAAGATGCTCGTGACCTTGCCGAACAGATCGTTGGGGAGTTCCTGCAACAAGGTGATAGTGAGACGCTGAAAAAGATTCAGGCTCCGGTCGGATACGAGCGGGAACCTGTGACGATGAAGATGTTTCTGGAAGATCCGTACTACCTGGGAGATGTTGAGAACATCAGGGACGTGATCAGAGATGATTTGATCGAGTTGTTTGATACGGGCGATTATGTCGAAGGGGTGATTGACGGAGCTATCGGATGGGGAAAATCGACGTTCGTGTCCCTGGCGTTCTCGTACATGATTTATCGGCTGAGTTGTATCGCTGATCCGCAGGCGTTTTATGGCATGATGCCGGGGTCGAAAATTTATCTGGTCAACCAGTCGGTGAATAAGACGCTGGCGAAGAAAGTCGTATTCGGTGAGATCAAGGCCAGAATCGATGCGTCGCCGTATTTTAGGGAACAGTTCCAGCCCGATCCGTACATTATCATCGAGCTTAGATTCCCCAAGAACATAGAGGTTCTCCCGTTAGCCTCGCTCGATACGTCGGCTCTGGGTTTGAATATTTACGGGGGTTGTATTGATGAAATAAATTTCATGCCTGTGATCCGAGGCTCGACGCGGGTCCGTTCTGTGAATGATCTGTACGATACGCCGAAACGACTGTATGAGACGATCAGTAGGCGTATCAAGTCCCGGTTTTTAATGGCGGGCGGGTATATTCCGGGTAAGGTGTTGGCGTTGTCATCGTCTCAGTATCCGGACGACTTTACAGCGAAAAAGAAGGTCGAAGCGAAGACGGATGACAAGATTTTTGCTAGGTCTCATACGCTGTGGGATGCCAAGAATCAGGTATTTTCTGGAGAGACGTTCCGAGTTGAGATCGGCGGGATGTATGGTCGCTCGCGGTTGCTGACTGGTGATGAGGAACAGTCAACGATTGAGGGCGAGGTGGTAGATGTTCCGATTGAATTCAAGCGGGACTTCGAGAAGGATCTTGATGCTGCGATCAGAGACATAGCTGGCAGGCCGACGTCGACGATGAATCCGTTTTTGACGGATTTTACTCGTGTGCATGACTGCGTTGATCGTTTGAGGGAGCATCCGTTTACGTCGCTGGAAACGACGCTCCAAGATGGGGTCAAACTGATGCCTGAGCGTCTGGCTGAGCTTGATAAGAGGACTGATAAATGGCATCCGAAGATGTTTTCTGAGGTGTGGCGGTACGCACATATTGACTACGCGCTTAGCAATGATGAGTGCGGTTTGGCCGTAGGTTGTCTTGGCGGAGTTATCGCGATCGAGCGGCGCAACCCCGATGGTGAATTGTATGAGGAGCAAGTGCCGCTGATCCATATAGATTTGATGCTAAGAATTGTGCCACCGATTGGTGGAGAAATCGATCTGGAGGGAGTGCGCGGGATTCTGTATCAGCTTCAGAAATACGGCTTCCGAATGAAGCAGGTCACGTTCGATAGCTACCAGTCGGCTGAAGGTCAGCAAGAGATGCGTAAACGCGGGATAGAATCGTACACGTTGTCTGTTGATGCTGATATGAAACCGTATCTGGAGCTGAAAGCTGCGATCAACGAGAATCGATTGAACTTGTATCAGTATAAGCCGTTTATGGACGAGGCTGTTAGACTGGAGCTTGATCGATTGAAGTGCAAGGTTGATCATCCGTCCGGTGGAGATAAGGGTGTGACTGATGCTGTTGCAGGGGTAGTGATACAGTGTGTCGATTCGCGATTCGGAGAGAGTGTGTTGCCGTCGGCAGAAACTTGGTAGACAAAAGATGTTGATTGGAGTAGCGTATTTAGAATGGCCGAAGTAGAATCGCTCTCGTTTAGACAAAGGCTGGCGTTAGCAGGGAAGGCGCTGGTCGGTGTATTTAGTAGCGATGCGTCTTCAGCGGCATTCGGTATGCTGTCTGGCATTTCGCTTGGTCGTACGACTGGAGAACCGCCGAATAGAGGCACAAAAGATTTTCTGCAGGCGTATTCGACGATGCCTTGGCTTCGTGCGGTGACGACCAAAGTTGCGAATTCGATTGCTTCAGTGCAGTGGCAACTGTTTATTGTCAGAAAGAATGGTAAGCCGGAGCGTAATCAGGTATTGCAACGCGCTGATATTGTTACCAGGGAGCGATTGCTGGCTGAAAAAAGACATGACGGGGAATTAGAAGAGGTTGTTGAGCACCCGCTGCTGAATCTGCTGCATAGTGCTAATCCGTTTATAGATGGGCTGTCCGCCCGGAAACTCACGCAGGTTTATATAGATCTTGTGGGCGAAGCGTTCTGGATCAAGGAACGTAATGCGTTCGGTATTCCCGTTGCGATTTGGCCTGTACCGCCGAGCTGGGTAACGGAGACGCCAACACCGCAGCGACGAAGTTTTGTTCTGAACTTTCGTTCATGGCGCGGCGAGATTCCCGACACGGAGATTCTATGGTTTTGTGATCCGAATCCAGAAAATCCGTATGGCCGCGGTAGTGGAACCGCACGCTCACTGGCAGATGAGTTAGAGACGGATGAATATGCGGCGAAGCATACGAAGGCGTGGTTTTACAATAAGGCGAGGCCGGACCTGATTATTTCGGCGGATGGTCTGCAGAAGGATGAAACTGCGCGAATGGAGCAGGACTGGTTGAACAAGCATCAGGGTTTCTGGCGATCGTTCAAGCCGCATTTTGTGAACCGGAAACTCGACGTGCAGGTGATTTCGCAAGAGTTCCGCAACATGCAGTTGATCGAATTGCGGAAGCATGAAAGGGACACCATTGTTCAGGTGTTCGGTGTACCGCCGGAGCTGATTGGAATCCTGACTAGTAGTAACCGTGCAACGATTGATGCGGCTGATTTCTTATTTTCCAGATGGGTGCTCCTGCCAAGACTGGAGTTTTTGCGATCGGTCATGCAGACGAGACTTGTGCCTGAATACGATGAGAGATTGATTTTAAGTTTCGTTTCGCCGATTGCCGAGGATAAGGCGCACCAGTTGAATGCTGCGAAAGCAGCGCCTTGGAGTTTGAGTGCTGATGAGTGGCGACGGCTACAAGGCCACAAGCCGATGGAGAATGATGCTGGTGATGTTCACATGGTTCCGATGAATCTGGTGCCTACGAAGTTCGAGGGACTGGCGATTGGGCCAAGGGCGCCTGATCCAATGCTGGAGTCGCTCGAGAGTAAGAATGGGAACGTTAAGGTGAATGGTCAAGTTAAGCAGGAGCTGCCGGTCGATCTCGATCTGGTCGATGATGAATCATATGAGTTGACTCATGTAGTAGCGAACAAGTTACAGCGTCGAATGGAGAATGTGTTTCTCGTTGCTGTTCGACAAGCTCGCCTGGATATGGATGTCCAAGCATTTGAAAATGCGTTTAGTGGGACAGGGACTCTGCAAATAGCGATAGAGGCTATCCCGGTGGATGGGTTTGAAGAAAAGATGGGTGATGCGGAGAATGTTCTGCAAGCAGCTTTTACAGCGGCTGGTGAAGGTGCGATTGATGTCCTTTTTGAGTCCGCGCCGGAAGTTGAAGAATTGTCCATTGATGACTCAGTTAGCAAACAGGAAGTAACTTTCGCTTTTGATGTTGTCAACCCGAGATCCGTAGAATGGATACAGGACAATACAGCTAGATTGGTTAGGGATGTGACGGCGGAAACAAGGCGCGGGATTGCGGAGGTTGTGGAACGATCGTTTGTTCAAGGAGGGACACCTGATGTAACAGCTCGCCGGATCAGAGGAATGATCGGGTTGAATCAGGCCCAGGTAGCTCAAGGACTGCGACTAAGAGAAACGCTCACTGGCCGTGGGATAACTGGTGTCAGACAAGATAGATTGATGCGTGGATTTGTTCGTAAAAAGATCAGCGATCGAGCTACGACGATCGCTCGGACGGAAATGATTGCTGCGGCGAATGGTGGTCAGATGGAGCTGTGGAAGCAAGCTAAAGATGACCGTCTGATCCCGTTGAATTCTGGCAAGAAATGGATCACTACGCCGGATGATCGAGCCGATCCGAATTGTCTCACGTTAGATGGTGAAGAAGCACCGATAAATGTAGCGTTTTCTCAAGGCATAGATCATCCGCCTTTGCATCCAATGTGTCGTTGCGCCATGCGACTAGTGCAGATCACAGCAGATACTGGCGGCGGGAGATTTGGTGTTGATCGGGCTGTTCGAACGAACGTGGATGACAATTTTGATAAAGACGAGATAAAGAAATGGGCCGAGGCTAGTAAGAAAAAGAGTCTGACCGAGGATCAATTCTGGCGATTACAGGACAAGATTGATGATATCGCCTTAAATGTGACGCGGGCTGAAGATCCGAACAATTCGATGTTGCGTATGGCTGAAATTTGGAGGGGCACGGATCGAAATAGTTCGGCTGCGGTGTTCAGAAATGCCAGGGCTTGGAATGGTTCGCCGAGCGGAGACATGGGATTCACCATACGAGCTGCGACCCAGGAGTTGTGGGGCGGGCAACTTTGGAGGGGCGGAGAACTGATTGAGACTGAGCGGCTCAGAGCCTCGCTGCGTGTTTCGTTGACGAGGCTCGTAGATAAAGCGGGTAAATTTCAGGGGACGACTCAGGGTCTGCCTGTTGTTGGAAGACTAAGTAATGCTAACATTCAGGATTGGATAAATATCCAAAAGCGGTGGGTGCAGGCTCGGTATGAGGTGACGCAACGAATATTGCAGACTCGTAAGATTAAAAAAATTAAGTTGAAGCGTGGGATGTTCGAGGGCACAGCAGCGCCACGGGATTCTCAGTATTCAAAGTTGCTGGTCCAAGATCCGTTTATCCAGGCGAAGAATGGGACAGCGACCAGTTACTCTGATAAGTTGAAAGTGGCAAGAGATTTCGGTTCGTTTGTTTATGAGATGGAAGTTCCGGCTGAAAATATTATGGGCTGGTATAAGACCGGATTTGGTGTCGTTAGGGAGGGTGAGTACGTGATATTGGGCGATAAGACGCAGTTCAAGGCCAGGGTTTTGAGTACGAGACGAGCTAGGCGTGACGCGGTAGGGGTAACGAAGCAGGATGTTGCAGTGATAACAGAAGATCCAGATTCAGTCGAAGAGAATCAAGAGTGGCTTCAGATCCTGCGAGCGAAGCGCGATCCGGTTGAGGGCGAATGATTCTACCCGATTTTGTTAAAGAACTCTTGACAAAGTTTATGACAGGGGGTAGAACCGGCCAGATTACGTTGAATTTTTTCAATGGCCGACTTAAGTCTGTTGATACCAGGGAGCACCTGGAATCCTCGGTTGAGGTTGGTGCCCAGAAAGCGTTTGACAACAGAACAGAAAAGCGTATAGCATTGTAGAAAATCTGTCGTCCGGCCAACCGCAACTTAGCGAAGCCCTGCACTGCATCCAGTGTGGGGCTTTTTTTTGGTGAGGATATGAAAAGAAAAAATGTAAATGTTTCTTTTATGCCCATCGAGAATTGGCGTGAACAAGCCCGCACGAATGAAGCTTCGAAGGATGTTGTCTTGCCGTGCGGTGAGACGGAATCGATCGAGGAGATCGAGCCTTCCGAATTGTCGGATGATTTTAAAGCCTCTGGAGTTGATGCCAGCCGCATTCTTCGATTTACGATCTCGACTGCAGCGGTTGATCGGGACCGTGACACGATTGATCCGCAGGGCTGGGATCTGAAGAATTTCAAGAAGAATCCCGTTGTTTTGTGGGCGCACAATTACCATGAACCACCCGTTGCTCGTAGCATCCAGCATAAAATCGTGGAGGTTAAGGCCGCTGGGCCGGACAAGAGCAGTAAGCTGATCAGTACCGCTGAGTTCATGCCTCAAGAGATGAACGAAAAGTCGCATATGGTTCATCAGATGTTGAAGGGTGGATTCTTGAATGCCACGTCTGTTGGATTTCAGCCGAAGGAGTGGGTGTTTAACGAGGAGCGCAAAGGAGTCGACTTCAGCAAACAAGAATTGCTGGAGTATTCGATTGTGCCGGTTCCGTCCAACCCTGAAGCATTGATAGAAGCTAGATCTGCTGGGATCAACACGGGGCCGTATCTGGAGTGGTGTCAGAAGGTGCTTGATGAAGATGGTGGTGGAATCTGGCTTCCCCGCAAAGACATAGAAAACATGGTGCTTTTGTTGAATGGGAAGAAGATTATCAGCGTTGGTATGAAAGTGGAGGAAGAGGTTGAGGAAGTCGTTGAAAAGAAACCCGAGCTAGAGCCTGAAAAAGTCCCAGAGCCTGAAGTGGTAGTGAAGGCTGAAGAACAGATCGAAGCACTGGAAGAGGAGCTTTTCGAGATCGAATGTCTGTACTTCCCGATCAGTAAGTGGACGATGGAGCAGGTGCTGGAGTGGTCGCAGGCTGAGACCGATGTGATCACTGAAGACGGTGATTTCATTGAATTACGCCAGCGACCGCTGTCTGATTTCGAGAGTTGCTCCCGTCGTAAGAATTTTGTAATTCCTGGTGAAAATGGACATTTCTCGGTGATAGAAGCCTCCGGTGGTGCGCTTTGTGAGATTGAGGAAGTAGAGAAATCCGGCCAGGTGTTGTCCAAGAAGAACCGTGAGCGTCTCGGGAAAGCGATTACTGCGCTTCAAGAGATTCTGGCAGAAGCAGAGCGTGAGGCCGAACCCGAACAAGAGACCATACAGGAGCCAGTAGTAGCGAAACCTGAACTTGAAGTGCAGGAAATAAATGAACCAGACGGGGATGAGGTTCTGGTGCTGCTGGAGGATGATCCGATTGTTGAAAAGGAAGAGACGTTCGACGTGGACATAAACGTACTGAAGGAAACGCTGTCTGACGTTGTAAAAAAAGAGCTTACGATGGCGACTGGCAAGATATTCTGATTGAGTATTAACAAGAGAGGGAGGGAGCAAAATGGAGCTAACGAGAGATAAGCTCTACGATTTGATCAAAGAGGTTGTTGGTACACAGATCGAGCCTCTTAAGCAGCAATCGAGTCAGCAGACCCAGTGGATGCAGAATCTGATCGGGAATGTGCCACACAAAGAAGAAGAAGCACCCAAGGGTCAAACCTGCGCCCGGATCATCCGCGCACTAGCGGCTGGTAAAGGAGATCCGCAACGAGCTGCAGCCTGGGCGGAGAAGCAGTGGAAGGATAGCAACGTAGCGAAAGCTCTGGCTGCCGGAGATGCTACCGCTGGTGGCTTCTTGGTTCCCGAGGCGCTGGCTTCGGAAATCATCGAATTGCTCAGACCGCAATCGGTGGTCCGGAGGATGAATCCGGTGACGATACCGATGGATACTGGAACGCTGCGATTGCCGACGATTTCCGGTGGAGCTGCTGCTGCGTACGTGGGTGAGAATGTGAACATCACCAAGACAGAGCCGACATTCGGCCAGGTGGTGTTGACGTTCAAGAAGCTCGCTGCCTTGGTTCCGATCTCCAATGATCTGCTAAGGATGCCCACCGTTGGCGCAGACAACATTGTCAGAGATGACCTTGTAGCGGCAATGGCCCAGCGGCAGGATCTGGCTTTCATCAGAGATGATGGGACTGCCGACACACCGAAGGGACTTCGTTTTTGGGCACCGGCTGCAAACCTGTTGAATGTGAACGCAACCGTCAACCTGTCAAATGTGACGGGTGATCTGGCCGCGCTGGTTCTGCAGCTCAGAAACAACGATGTTCGTATGCTCCGGCCTGGTTGGCTTTGGGCACCGAGAACAGAAATGTTTCTAGCTACGATTCGGGACGGAAATGGCAACTATGCGTTCCGCGACGAGATGGTGCAACGTGGCACGTTCTGGGGATGGCCGTTTGGTTCGACCACGCAGATTCCGATCAATCTGGCAGTGACTGACACGCTCGAGTCGGAGATTTATCTGGTCGATTTCGCTGACGCCGTCATCGGCGATTTCACCTCGTTGGTACTAGATGCTTCCGGTGAGGCAGCGTATCACGATGGAACGAATGTCGTTGCAGCGTTCTCGCTTGACCAGACAGTGGTCAGGGCGATCGCACAGCATGATTTTGTTATGCGGCATAGTCCGTCCGTGGCCGTGTTGATCGATGTTGATTGGATTCCGTAAGCCTTGATGGGCTAGTGGTTCGATCGTGAATAGGAGTTTCGAAGGGAGGAAACGTACATGGGTGTACAGCTAGATATTGGTGCGATGATTAAAGGCGGACTCGCCAGGATTCCGGAACTGATCACAGCGGCTGCTGGTAATGATAACACGGAGATCGATGGGCCATCGATTGACCGTCAGAGTTTCACGAGCAGTTACCACAGCCTCAAGGTCATTATTTGCTTCAGTGCGACGCTTGACACGGCGGAAACGCTGACGATCACAGCGAACATGCAGGACAGCGCAGATGACTCGACCTTCGCGGACTATCACGAAGCGGAGACTGGTGACTTCTTGCCTGCTACGATTGTACGGACTGCGCCATCGGCTGAGACGTTTAACGGTGTGATCGAGATGGATGTGGATATTCAGGCTGCCAATCGTTATCTCAGGCTTCAGTCGACTTCCGATTTGAGCAGGGGCGCAACCGATACGGTAGATATCGCTGCTGTCTTTGTGTTCGGTGGTGCTGATCAGTTACCGGCAGCGTAGTGACGCATGGAGCCTACGATCGTTGTTCGGTTCTTGAAACCGTATCAGGGATACCATCCTGGGGAGCGGGCGTCGTTCGATAAAAGGACAATAGACAGTTTGCTCCAACACGGCGTGGCTGAATTGATAGCGCCGGTCGTTGAAAAGGCGTTAAGTGCGCCGGTGGTCGATAAGATGGTCAAGGGAGCTCCGAGGGTGAAAGATGCTGACAGTAACGACCCCAGCGACAGAGACAAGGCTAGTCAGTTTGACAAGGGTCAAGATCGAGCTGGGGATAGCAAACTCAAACGTTGATGATGACCTGATCCGTCGGCTGATTGATCAGTCGAGTGCAGCTATCGTTCGTTATTGCGAGCGCCCATTTGCTGAAGAAGTCTATAAGGAGACAGTAGCCGGGTTCGGTTCGATCTATCTGATGCTGAGCAGGACTCCGGTCACCGCTGTGTCGTCTGTGATTAGAAATGGCGACACGATCACCGATTTTACGATTGAGAATCCAGAAGCTGGGCTGCTGTTAAGAGAAGCAGGTTGGAGTTGGACTGCCGCAACAGGATGGAATTTGACTGGGTACACCATAGCAAATAGCGAACTCCCGAAGTTCACGGTAGCGTACACGGCAGGGTATGAGTTGAGTGATGATGCAACTCCGACACTGCCGTTTGACGTTGAGAGGGCTGCTATCGAGATGGTCAAAGATATGTGGCTGGTCCGGGGTCAGACGGCAACAACGGGACCGATCAAGAGCAAGAGAGTTGGTGATTTGGCGATTACGTATGGAACCGTAACAGCTGCTGCTGAAGGATTTACGCGATTGCCGCCACGATCGCTTGCGCTGCTAGAACGCTGGAGGAGGGTTGTTTAATGGCAAGAGCGGCGGATGAATTCGCTTCTACGGTTTCAGCTACAGCGGTAAATTCTGTTTTGTCTTTTCTGTTTGCAGCGACGGAGGTTCATGTAACCAACGATGGAACGAATCCGGTTCATATTACGTTTAAGAGTACTGTTGCTGTTCTTACTGACTTCGATCTAGCTGCAAACGAGACAATTAAGTACACGGCTTCCCCCACTGAAGGAATGGGCCTGATCTGTGATGCCGCAGAAACGGCGACGGTTCGTGTCGTTGCTTGGAGATAGATGGGCGTAACAGATTTTCTTGATTTCATGACGGAGACTGTAACGATTGAGCCATTTGCCAGTCGCAATGCGTACAACGAAGCGACATATGGTACGGCGCAGTCGATTACGGCAAGGGTTGTCGGCAAGGTGAAGATGGTGAGAGATTCAAAAGGCGAGGAGCGGGTGTCAACGAAGACTGTTTATCTGGCTACGGCTGATATGTTCGATCCCGAAGATCGGCTCACATTGCCAGTTGGGAGCGTTCCGTTGACTCCGCCGATATTGGCGGTGTCGAGCTTTCCAGATGAAATAGGAGCGCACCATACGGTGTTATTTGTCTAATGGCAGTAGCATTTAGAATGACTGTGACCGGGTTGCCTTTAGTGCAGGATGCTCTGAGGAGAGTCGGTCGAAATGCTCCAACTGCACTGGCGCGCGCTCTGACTGAAGAGGCCGAAGAGATCATAGGAGAATCTAAGCTGGAGGTTCCTGTCAAGACTGGTGCTTTGAGAGCTAGTGGTGTCGTATTGCCCACGGTCATAGCATTTGGAGGAGCGGTTACTGTTGAGGCTGGTTACGGTGGACCGGCAGCTCCGTATGCATTGGCAGTGCATGAGAACTTGGGGATCTCGCACAGTCCGCCGACGAAAGCAAAGTACTTGGAAGATCCGTTCAATCGTGCGATGGCCGATTTCGAACGTAGGGTTGCTGACAAGATCGTGCTTCGCGGAGTTAGCTAATGCTGTTGGATGACATAGCGATTATACTGGTTGGCGCTGGTCTTGGGACCACAGGGACAGATTTGTTTCTGTCTCAGATGCCACCGACGCCGGATACTGTCGTTACTCTGTATGAGACTGGTGGTCAGGCACCGATGTACACGCATAGTTCACCGCTACAGGCGTATGAAAGGCCGATGTTTCAAGTGATAGCCAGAGATCCCAGCTATGTGGCGGCCCGTAATAAAATCAACAGTATTTGGAAGACATTGGGGGCGATCAAGAATACCTCGATCACGGATGCGTTTTACCTGATGATCATGCCGCGACAGAGTCCGTTTGATATGGGAGATGATGAGAACAAGAGATCCCGGCTGGTGGTTAATTTTGATGTCGTAAAGGCGGTGGCGTGATGGAAATTCCGGGTTTTAAGGTTCAGAAATGGAAAAGCTACGATATGTACGTCTGTGATGCTGAAGAGTGTAATTTCGATACGGTCGAGCCAGCACAGGCTGTGAACCACTGGGAGATTTGTCACATGCCGAAACCTCCACCGAAGCCTCGTCCGATGATTCCGATTAAGACTCGGTTCGGTAAGGTAATTGGCTACAAGGAGGGATAACAAATGGCAAGACAGATTCACACTGCGCAGGTTCTTCTAGGCGCTTATGGAGTGTATACTGGCAACACTGCTGATTTGACTTTTCTCGCTGCTGATACCGTGAATAATGAAGAAACGTCGTTGACTGGCAGAGAGATTGTCCTTGGTCGTAATACGACTGGTGGAGCATTGACCGCGACGTTTACCAGCGTCAATGATACATTTGGAAGAACTGGGAATATAGCTGCTTACTCAGTTGATGCGAATGGTTTTGCAATGTTTGGTCCGTTTGAACTGACAGGATGGATTCAAACTGATGGAAATCTGTACTTTTCCGGGTCGGCTGTGGGGTTAACCTTCGCGGTCATCCGTCTTCCTGTAGGATTCTGATAAGGAGGTACTATTATGGCTGCGAGTGCTGCAACTGCTGGTATTGGAACTTTACTCAAAATCGGTGATGCTGCGACTCCGGAAGTCTTTACGACCATCGCCGAGGTGTTGGATATTACGGGTCCGGGTTTGACCTCTGATCTGGTGGATATTACAAACATGGATTCGGCGGCTTCCTGGGAGGAATCGTTACCGACCATTCTCCGGTCTGGTGAAATCACATTTTCGGTGAACTTCCTGCCGACAAATACAACTCAAAGCTCGACGGCTGGTTTGATCAATGACTTTGAGAATCGTACAAATCGGAATTTTCAGCTTGTGTTCACCGATACTCCGGCTACGACCTGGAGCATTTCTGGATATGTTACGAACGTAAGTCCATCGGCTCCAGTCGCTGCCCAGTTGACGATGGATGTGACGATTAAGTTGACTGGTCAGCCAACTCTGACCGGATAATAGGTGACTGATGGCCAAAGCGAGTGCTGTTCGGCTTGTAGAGATAGATATCGGCGAGCGAAAGCTGGAGCTGAAGTTCGATTTTAATGGCCTTTCATTAGCAGAAAAGGCCGTATCAAGCTTTCGTGGACGGTGGACTCCGATCACAGCCATCATCGGGGGTAGTGAGACGACTGTAAAATGTCTCTCCTGCAACAACGACGTTGTGGTCGGAACGGCGCAGCTAGGGGTAAGCGACATGCGTGCTTTGATTTGGGGTGCCGTCCAACACGAAAAGAATCCGCCAACCTTGATTGAGGTTGGTGAATGGATGAACTTCACAAACATAGAAGCTATCAGTGATAAAATTGCAGAAGCTTTCAACGCACAGACTCCTGCTCCGGAAAAGGGGGATGGGCCGGTCCAAGACCCTTTTCCAATGAAGGAGTCGACTGGCTCGAAATCTGGTCCATCGGCAGGTACGATTTAAACCTGTCGGAGGACGAATTCTGGTCGCTCACGCCGATTGAATATCACGCCTTAGTTAGGCGTTGGCAAGCCGATGAGGACAGGCGCTATCAGAGATCGGGGATAGTTGCATCGGTGTTTGCTAACGCTCATAGACCTAGAAATCGCAAGCCTTTTACTGCCGAAGATTTCATGCCGACGAAGGCTCCGGTGCGGAAAGCATCCGAGGCTGCGTCTATATTGTTGACGAGGGTTGTGAATATGAACGCAATGTTCGGTGGTAAGGATCTTCGTACGGAAGCTGCATAGGTAAATCATGGCTGTTGTTGGAGAAGCAAGAGTAAAATTAACTGGTAACACGAGTGGCCTGAATCGCGCTCTGAGATCGGCGAATCAGAGCTTGAGGTCATTCGGCGATCGGGTAGGTGCGCTAGGTAAGACGCTGACGCTTCGCTTGAGTGCACCTTTAGCTCTGGTTGGTGGTCTTGCAGTAAAGCAGTTTGCCAGTTTCGACTTCCAGATGAGACGTGTCCAAGCTGTTACACAGGCGACTGGTGAACGGTTTAAGGAAATGACTGATCTGGCGTTGGAATTGGGTCGTACAACTCAGTTCACAGCTAAGCAGGCAGCGACGGCCATGACAAGTCTGGCTGTTGCGGGTTTCGACGCTACTGAGGCGATGAAAGCACTGCCTGGTGTCTTACAGTTGGCTGGTGCTGGTGCTGTCACGCTGGAGGAGGCAGCTGATGTTGCATCGAAAGTTCTTCGTGGATTTAGTCTGGATGTTGAGGAGATAGGACGGGTCAACGATGTTCTAGCTAAGACCTTCATTAGTTCGAATACGACGCTTAGCACATTGAATGAATCACTGAAGTTGGTGTCTCCGGTCGCGGCAGCGGCAGGGCTGGAATTTGAAGAGGTAGCTGCGGCTCTTGGTCGATTAGGAGATAAGGGTCTCCAGGGTTCTAGGGCTGGTGCTGGTTTAGCAAGAACGATCTCTGTTCTGTTAGGTCCGACTAAGCAGCAGGCTGAAAGACTGGATGAGTTGGGTATTAGTACCACTGATGCTACTGGCAAGATGCGACCGCTGCAGGACATTCTGGGTCAACTGCAGGATGCTATGGAGGATGCAGGTGGTGGCGCAGTAGCTGTTGGTAAGCTGTTTCGGATCTTTGGTGACCAGGGTGGTAGAGTCATGGCTGCCCTGCTTTCCGTAGGGCAAGATGCATTAAAAGAGTTTACGGAGGAGTTGAGAAATTCTGGTGGAACAGCTGCTGAAGTGGAGAAGGTGCAGTTTGCTGGCATCCAAGGTGCTCTCGTTAAGCTTAAGTCAGCTGTTGAAGGTGCAAGCATAAGTTTTGGCAGGACATTGGCTCCGGCTGTGAGGAAGGTCGCAGAGGTGATCAGAAAGCTGGCTCAGGCATTTGCTGAGCTCCCGCCTAGTATCCAGAAGAACATAGCGGTTTTCGCAACCGTACTCGCTGCTATCGGCCCAATCTTGTTAGCTATCAAGGGTCTGACCGTTTTGATCGGTGCGTTGGCTCTGTTGTTTACGCCTGCTGGTGCGCTTTTCATCGGATTGGTTGCTTTGGCAGCGTTGTTGCTCAAATCTTCCGGTGCGTTCGATGAGACGAAAAAGTCTGCGCGAGAAGCTGGTCTGGCGCTTGAAGATTTTAGTAAGGCGCAGCTTAAGGTTGGTTTGGCTGAAATTAATACGGAACGAATCAGGCTGAACATTGAGCTGGAAAGACAGCGGGTTGCGGCTCTGAATCCGATGATTCCGCTGTTGGAAGCGGAGGCTGAGAAACGGGCGAAAATTGAAATGCTTGAGAAACGCCTGAAAGTTCTAGCTGAAGAAAGATTGAAGCTCATGGCGGAATCAAGCCGTCAATTCGCTGAGCGACGAGAAGAAACAGAGGATCTCGAAGATGATATTGAGACTCAGGAGGAGATAGACGAGGTACTAAAGCAGATCGCGGAACGGTCTGATCGAAGGGCGGCAGCCAAAAAGAAAAGAGACGAGGCTGCGGCGAAGGCAGCCAAAAAGACGAGCGTTGCTGTACGGACGACCGCTGATGTCCTGAAGGAACTTAGTGCTGAACTGGAGAAGTCTAGTCGATTAGCAAAGGTGCTGGGAAAGGATTTTGATGGCGCTGGAGCTGCTACTCGGGCGATCGAGAATGCGTTGGACGACTTAGCTGAAATCGGTACGCCGAAAGCTGAAGCTGCAATGACGCGATTGGTCGAGCAACTAAAGGAATGGAAAAAGCAGTCGGTCGATACCGCCAAGGTCGTATCCGGAGCATTTGAGGATGTAAAGTCTGCGATCCGAACTTCGGTCGATGGTGTGATCCGTGGAACGACTAGTCTCCAGTCTGCATTTAGTAATCTTGCTGATTCGATATTGTTGAAATTCCAGGAACGGGCGATCACCGGGGTTCTGGATGCACTTGAGAAGAAGCTGACCGATGTTGCTCAGGCTGCTCTGGAAGCCAAGAACAAAACAGCGGGAGTGGCTAAGGCTGGAAGTTTTAGGGACACCTTGAACAAGGTGTTCGGTGTTAAGACCAAGCCAGATGAACCTGGCAACCAAGCTGAAAAGTTAGCGGCTGCTGCTGATAAACTGAAGGAATGCTGAAAAGATTGTTGCTTCGCAGGATGTCGTTCAGGCTACCGCTGAAGCTTCCAAGGTTGCCGTACAGACCTCGTCTCAGACTGTTACCACCGCTGGACAGGGCCTGATGAATGCGGCTTCGCAGCTGAAAATGGCTGCTGTTGATTTGAAGGCAGCGGCTGAGAGGATGGGTCAAGGACCCAGTTGAAAAGCTCGGTCAGTCTTCAGCTGCAGCGTCCGCGAGTCTCGAAGGCACCGCTGCTGCTTCGACACAGGCGACTGGGGGTTTTGGTGGATTTCTTAAGGGTTTGAGTTCCGCGACAACTGGTCTTGGTGATTTTTTAGCGAATCTGTTTAAGGGTGGAGGTGGTGGTGGGGGTGGTGGAATTCTTGACACTCTAGTACAATTTATCCCATCGTTTTTTGCCAAAAAGGGTGGAGTTGTCGGTAAGACTGATTTCCCGAGTCGAATGGTTCCATTGAATGCCTTCGCGAATGCGCGGAGAATGCAATTAGGAGGGATTGCGGGTCTGAAGTCTGATGAATTCCCGACTATTTTGCACAGAGGTGAAACGGTGACACCCGCAGGAGAGTCTGGTACGGTCACTGTCAATTTTAATGTAACGACACCTGATGTCGGGGGTTTTCAAAGGTCTGAAGCTCAGATCACAGCGCAAATGGCAAGGACCATAGACAGGGCGAGGCGCAATCTGTGAGCTTCATCGAGACACCAAGATTTCCCTCGGCTATCGCTTTCGGATCTTCAGGCGGTCCGATCTTTGACACTTCCGTTATCATATTGAGCAGCGGCTTCGAGCAAAGAAATGCAAATTGGGCTGAACCTTTAAGACGGTGGGACGTATCGCAAGGCATCAAAACTGAAGCTGACATGAACACGTTGCTTTTATTTTTCAATGCGATGCAGGGTAAGACTCATGGATTCCGGTTTAAAGATTTCACAGATTTTAAAAGCGTGTCGCCTCAAGCCACAGTCGGGGGTAGCGATCAAACCCTTGGAACAGGTGACGCAGCTAAGACCGTCTTTCAAGTGGTGAAGAACTATATCACTGGAAGCTTGACGCAAGTTAAGACGATAAAAAAATTGGTTTCTGGAACCGTCATCGTTACCCTTGATGACGTTGTGCAAGGGGCTGGCTTTACGATTGATAATAACTTGGGAACGATTACTTTTTCGGTTGCCCCTGGGGTTGGTGTAGTTGTCAAAGCTGGCTATGAATACGATGTTCCGGTTCGCTTCGATATGGACAACCTTGAAATATCGTTGACAGCATTCCAGGCAAGGAATTTACCCGCAATGCCAGTGAGAGAAATTCGGTTATGAGTAAAACCATAGGCGCAAATCTTAAAACTCACCTTGCCCTGGAATCAACCACGGTTGCTCAGCGGTGGAAGATCACATTGCGCCAGCATCAGCCCAAGATCAATAACATCACGCAAGCCAATCCTGGGGTTGTGACGACTCGATGGGCGCATGGTTATTCCACTAATGATCCCGTGAGAATCGTTGATGTGGTGGGAATGACAGAAGTAAATAATTTGGAATTTAAGATCACGGTGTTGACTACGACAACTTTTGAAATCGACAGGAACACAACGGGCGATACGGCTTATATTTCTGGCGGCGTGGCCGAGAAAATTCTTGGATTTACCTCGAACTCTTCAGACGTGGTTATAGGAAAGGTAACTTATAAAGCAGCTCTTTCTTACGAAGCGACGGAAATAAAAAGCGCGGGGGATCTCTCAGTTGATAATCTCGACGTGCTTGGAACTTTGGACTCCACGACAATCACTGACAGTGATATCGACGCAGGAAGATATGATTTCGCAGAAATCGAGATTGCTTTGTTTAATTATAACGTGCTGGCAGACGGTGAGATGATTCTTAGAAAAGGAAACCTGGGGGAGATCTCAACGAAACGGGATAGTTTTGTTGCCGAACTCCGAGGCATGGCAGATTTTTTACAGCAAAGAAGAGTAAACCGCTATTCAGTTACTTGCAGAGTGGAACTCCGAGATACAGAATGCTCGGTCCGTCTTGAGCCTCCGGTGTGGACAGCGACAACAGCTTTCACCGTGAGGCCGACAGGCGATGCGGGGGCCGGGTCGGTGGTGAGACCAACGACGGAGAACGGCAGGCATTTTAAATGCACAACGGCTGGAACCTCAGGTGGCAGCGAACCTTCTTGGGATTTGACCATTGGAAATACAACGGCTGATGGTTCAGTTGTTTGGACGACTATTCAGGCCCTGACTTTAACCGGAACGCTAACGGGCGTTACAGATAGTTCAAACTTTGCTGACACAAGCCGAACAGAGGCAGATGATTTCTGGACGTTCGGGCTTCTGACTTTCACGACTGGAAATAATATCGGCATCGGTATCGAGGTCAAAGACTATACGCTTTCAACAGGGGCATTTGAACTTTATACGGCGATGCCGTTCACGGTTGTTAGCGGGGATACTTATGAAGTTCATGCGGGATGCGATAAGAAGTTGACCACCTGTAAAACTAAATTTGACAACGTGTTTAACTTTCGCGGTGAACCTCACGTACCTGGACAGGATCATCTATTCAGATACCCAGATTCGAGATAAAGATGGCGACGGTTAAAGATGTAATTAAAGAAGCGCGGACTTGGATTGATACTCCGTTTCACCATCAAGGACGGATCAAAGGCAGGGGAGCCGATTGCGTCGGCTTAATTATCGGTGTGGCCCATGCGCTCAATCTTACCGACTGGGATTATCAGACATATAACCGTGACCCGTTGCCAGGCATGATGAAACAATTACTCGATGAGCAGATGATAACGGTCGATCCAAAAGAGATGAAGCCAGGGGATATTTTATATTTAAGATTCTCTCTTCCTCAACATCTCGCCTTGCTGACAGAAGACGATACGATCATTCACATAAATGAAAGAATTGCGCCAAGAAAAAGAGAGGAGCAGATGGGTCGCTGCGTCGAGCATAGACTAAGTAATATGTGGCGGCAGCGTATCGTTGGTGTATATCGATATAAAGGCTTGAGCGATGGCTAGAACAGGACTTGCGGTGTTTGGCGGCGTAGTCGGCGCAATTATTGGATTGCCTTTTGGTCAGCCAATGTTAGGCGCACAGCTCGGTTTTTTAGTTGGTGGTGGCGTTGGTGCGGCTGTGTTTCCAGAAAAAGGGCCAGTGGTTGAAGGGCCACGTTTGCGCGACCTTGATGTTCAATCATCGGCCTATGGTCTTCCTGTTGCCTTAGTGTTTGGTACGGTTCGACTTGCTGGAAATGTTATTTGGGCGCCACCGATTAAAGAGACAAGAAGAGAAGCGAAAGTGAATACTGGCGGCAAGGGCGGTCAATCCTCACAAACAACCGTCACCTATACTAATTCAATCGATTGTGCTGTTGGTATTTGCGAAGGGCCGATCATTGGTATTCGTAAAGTTTGGGGCGATACGAAATTGATTTATGATTCTGCCGATGATGCAACTGTTGATGAACAACTCGCCAGCCAAATTCAACTCAGTGTAGAAATAGATCAGGAAGCAGCAATTAAAGAAGCCCTTTTTGGTTTAACTCCGGGTAGTCTCGGGGCAATGAAAATCTATCCTGGCACGCAAACAGCAAAGCCTGAGCCGTTGATCGAAGCTGACAAGGGAGTGGGCAACGTGCCAGCATATCGTGGCCTGTGTTATGTGGTCTTTGATGATTTTCAACTGGCGAATTTCGGTAACAGGATTCCGAATTTTTCCTTTGAGGTAGTTTTTGCCGGGACAGAAACAACTTCGGAGATTGCATCAATCACCGTACCAATTAGTGACGGAGTTACTTACGAGCGGATTCAAGGCCCATTCCTCGATGGGAACGGCGAAGTGGTTTGCTTGATGGAAGACCCTATGATTGGTGGATTCTATACGTCAACCACATTTAAGATGATGCGACTGATCGGATCAACCCTTGTTGATATATCGAAGATTCCACCATTGCCGGGGACAAAACCGGCAGGGACAACATCGCCCGCCGCCGACGCACGTATGCCATTTAAAAGTCACATGGATCACCACGGATTTATGCTCGGCTATGGCAGCGGAACAGAGAGTTGGGTTGGGCATTGGGACACTCAGACTTGGACTAAGTTTTCTGGCGTTGCTGATGCTTTTGTGTTTGCCCAAAGAGGCGGCGACGCAATCTTTCTTTTTGGATCGGCCATCCAACAATACACGTCTGAAGGTAGTCGCATTGGAACAGGTGCGGCGAATGGCAATGCAGTTGATATTGGAATCTCGGCAAATTGGTTTTGGATCTTGGATAAAGGATCTGGTGGTCGACTGTTCCGAGTGAGAAAAACTGATCTTGCGACCGATGCGACTATTGATATCTCGGCTGTGAGTGCTTCGGCACTTGGTAACATGGACGTGAAAAGCGATACCCTCATTTATGTAACACAAGGAGTTTCAGCGACTAAATTAAGCGTCTTTAAAATAGAGATTGACAACACAGCTAACACCGCAATCACTACCGAGATTATAAATGACGCTGATTTTTCAGTGACAGCTTTGCAGGCTAATCAGGCTCTCAATAAAATGTTTCACCTTTCGGGTTCTCTCGTTATCTGGGGCGGTGATTCACCACCGACAGTTCTTGGCACAATAAATTTTGTCACGAAGGATCTGAGTAGCACGCCGATCACGCTGTCCACTATCGTTTCAAATCTCTGCGTAAATGCGGGCCTCACAGCTTCTGATATAGATGTAACTGCACTTGCATCGACCAACGTAGGCGGTTATTCCGTGGCAAGGGAAGCGACCTCAAGACAAGCCCTCTCGCCGTTGCAAATTGCTTTCAGCTTCGATGGTGTAGAGTCAGATGGTAAAATCAAATTCGTGAAACGTGGCGGGTCTTCCATTGAGACGATTCCTGAAACTCAACTCTCAGCGCGAGAGCCGAGCGCAGAGATTCCAGATTTAGTTACATCGAGACGAACTAACGAGAAAGAATTGCCCAGATCCGTAGAAGTCGGCTACGCGAACAGTGGGTCAGATCATCAACAGGGGATGCAACGAGCGACGCGACTGATAACAAAATCTGATCTAGTAAACTCGATTGAGCTTGCGATTTCGATGACAGACAATGAGGCGCGACAGATCGCAGACGTTTTGCTCTACGAGTCATGGTTGACTCGGCACTTGAGAGAAATCAAATTGTCGCGGCGTTATCTTTTCCTAGACCCAGCTGATGTTATAACTGTCACCACCGCTTCAGCTACTTTTGTGATTCGTATTGGAGAAACGGCTTTTGGTGAGCCTGGGGTTTTGAGTGTACGGGGAGTTGATGAATCGGCAGCGGCGTTTGTTTCAGTCGCTACAGGTGGTGTGGCAGATCCGACAGAAACTCCGCCAGCTCTTATCGGTTCAACGCGAGCTATATTGCTTGATCTTCCTCTGTTGAGAGATTCAGACGATGGAGCGGGCTTCTATATGGCTGCTAGAGGCTATACCGCGAATTGGCCTGGATGTATATTGTTTCGATCACCTGATGGGGGTGAGTCTTTCGTTGAGATAACACCAGTTGTAAACACGACGCCGCTTGGTCATGCCACAACAGTTTTAGCTTCTGGGCTGACAACCATATTCGATGAAGTTAGCACGGTTACTGTCCGTCTAGTCGGTGGGGTATTGAGTAGCGCAACAGAGTTGCAAGTCTTGAACGGGTCGAATGCTTGCGTTATCGGAAAAGAAATCTTGCAATTCAAGACGGCTACTTTGACCGGCGATGGTGATTATGATTTGTCGGGTTTCTTGAGAGCGCGACGAGGGACCGAGCAACACATTGGCACCCATATAACGAATGATTGTTTTGTTTTATTGCAAGGCACTTCTGTCGAACGAGTACCGAATGCATTAACTGAAATCAATGTTGCTCGCACTTTCAAAGCGCCAACTATTGGATTGAGGCTTGTAGATGCCGATCAGATTGCCTTTACAGACACGGGTGCGAGTCTCAAACCTTTAAGCGTTGTTCATGTCACGGCTACAAGAAATGTTCCAGCGACGGATGATATTACTTTTGCCTGGATCAGGCGCGGCCGCATTGGTCCAGAGTGGAGGGATCTGGTTGACGTTCCCTTGGGCGAAGACACTGAATCCTATTCCATCGACGTATTTGACAACGGGACTGTCTTGCGAATCTTAACAAGCACCAGCGAATCGGTAGTTTACACTTCGGCTCAACAGACAACGGATTTCGGTTCCCCTCAATCCTCGGTTCATGTTAAGATATTCCAGATCAGTGCCGATGTTGGCAGGGGGTTTGAAACAGATTTCACGGGATAAATTATGGCTACAAGTCCGAACCTCGAAATCGCTCATATAGTTTCCTCACAATCGCAGAAGGAGGTTACTGCTAACGCCGCTTTTGATAAGATAGATGGGGCGGTAACGGATCTTTTATCAAAGACTGTTGCGGGAGTAGACATAACGTTGACTGATGCGGAGGCTTTGGACAACGCATTTTTCAGAATGACCGGAACGCAAACGGCAAACATTGATCTGATTGTCCCTGCAACAAATAAAAAGTTTTATGTGGTCGATCACACGGCCACGGGCGGTTTTACAATCACGGTCAAACATCCGTCAGGCAACGGCATTGCTTTGGTCAATGGGGATACTTCGATCCTTTATGCCGATGGAACCAACGTCGTCCAAGCCGCCGGAACAGGAGGGTCATCCGTGGGACAGTTAATTACGAAACGAGAAGCTAAGGAAGTATCGACCAGCGGGGACAATCAGATTATTGCTGCTGTATCGGCTAAGAAACTGCGGGTGTTCTCGTATGAATTGCAGGCGCACGGCACAGTGAACTCCAAGTTCACAGATGGCGCGGCTGGTACGCAGAAAAGTCCGCTATGGAAATTTCAGGATCGTGAAGGTGTCACAACTCCGAACAACGGGACGATGCTTTGGGAAGGAACGGCGAACACCGATCTCACATTGAATTTGAGCGGGGCGATAACCGTTAGCGTTGCCGTGAGTTATACTGAAGAAGATTAAATGCCTTTTTATTATTTGACTCCGTGGACTTGGATGGGGAATTTTTGGGCTGTACCTGGAGCGACTGGGTGTATCGATTTACGCTGTGGGCGGGAAGATGGGTTTGGTTTTGCTGTATTCTCAAGCAGACAAACGATTCCAGATGGTCTTGAGTTGGGAGATGATCTGGCCAGCGCGATGAAGCAAACGAGATCCCGCGTAAGTTCATTCCTCGGTCTTCCTAATAATGCGGTTGAATCGACTAGTCTAAGAGAAGTGATTGCCGAATTATTAATCTCACATGGCGACCCTACTGGTCAGAAGAGATGGAAGCCTTTACGTGGAGGATTCAAAAAAGGAATACCGATTTATCTGGGCGGGATGATTTGGAAAGAACGGTTTGATTTGGCGCATCAGGTTTTCAGAAACGTCCGTGAGGTGTTTCAAGTCGATTATCGAAAACATAAGGTTGAAATTGATAGACTTCCGGTGAAAGAGGCTGATGCCCAATTTATTGCGCTTCGCAAATATACTGGTGGTGTTCTGAGAAACTTTCGGTTAGGCGAAAATTCAAGCGCGATCCTGCCATTTCCATATAGGAAAGACGGTTTCTTGAATCCTGCCACGGTTATTAATGAAAGTTTCAATACGGGTGATAGCGATATACTGGGACCAGACTTATCATGGACCGAACAAGACGGCGATATAGACATCGTTACCAATCGAGCGCGTTCGACAGGAGGAGGTATAAACGCCGCACAAGCAACTACTAATTTAGCTACCGACGATCATTATTCCGAGGCTCTGGTGTGGAACGATCAAGGAACAGCGGCAAGAGTTGGGACTGGTTGCAGGCAGGCGTTTTCCACTTCTGTATATGGAGGAATGCACAATAATTCAGGCAACCTCTGGGAGATAATAAAAAGAAATCCTGGCACCTCAGTATTAAACAGTGCGGCTACTGGGGGGGGGCGATACCACTGGTCAGTTGATAAGATTAGAGGCTGACGGATCTAACTTGGAGGTGTTTTGGGATGCAGTGTCCCGAGTAACCACGACGGATACGGATCTTACTGGGAATTTACGGTGTGGACTTTTCTGTGAACAGGCGACTAAAGAATGGGATGTTTTTGAGGCGGGCGATTTGGGTGGTGCAATTATCCCAATAGTGCAATCGTATCGCCATCGACGACAGGCGGTTATGTAAGGAGAACTGATGCCTTTTTTGAGACAAAGCACTTCGCAGGTGATTTTATTTGGGCCAATGCTTGATATTGCTGATGGAGTAACAGAAGAAACCGCACTCACTCTTGCCCAGGCAGATATGCGTCTTTCAAAAGACGGTGGAGCCTTTGCTCAAAAAAATGCGACGGGTAATGCAACCCATGATAGTGACGGTTGGTATAACACCACGTTGGATGCAACCGATACCGCTACTGTGGGAGAGTTAATTTTAAATGTTCACCAACCCGCAAATGCTTTGCCGATTTGGATTCGTTGGTGGGTTATAGAGGAAGCGGTTTATGATGCAATTTACGGCGCAGCGGCAACGGGATTCGATGCCAGCGGGCGAGTTGATGTTGGATCTTGGCTCGGGACGGCGGCTGCTACCCCGACAGTGGCCGGAGTACCGGAAGTGGATGTTACTCATCAAGGTGGCGGGGCGATCCCAGTACCTGCCATTACAGGTGTTCCAGATGTGAACGTAACGCATCAAGGCGACGGAGTGATCCCTGCGCCTGCGGTAACGGGAGTACCTGACGTAAATCTGACTCACCATGTTGATGTGGCTGCTACAGTCAGTGGTTCCAGACTCGATGTAAACGTTGAAACTCAAGACAATATTGATTTCGGTGCCACGCAGAAAGCTAGCATTAATACGGAAGTCCTCGACGTGGCGAACGTAGACACTGTAACGCTTCCAGGGCAAGAGGCACCTCCGTTGGCACCGACCACGCGGCAAATACTCGGCTGGCTGTACAAGGTTCTGCGTAACCGTAAAACGCAGACTGCTACCCTTTGGCAGCTTATGGCTGATAACGAAACGACTGTGGATGCTAAGGCAACCGTATCCGATGATGCGACTACTGCTATCAAGCAGGAGATTGAGACAGGTCCATAATGGCTGTTGATACGAGACACAAAAGAATGTCCATGATGAGCATGGACTCAGCGGGGTCCAATTCGGTTACTCTTTTCGAAGCTGACGGATCTGTAGACGGTGACGATAAGCAACATGCTCTCGACTGCTATAGTGGTATACCGTTTGCTGGGTTAGGGCCTGGTGGGTCGGCAAGGAAGTTGCTGCTGAACGTTGGATAGGAGAAATGGAAACGACTGATGGCTGTAACCCTGGCCGACGATCATACCACTATAGAGGATGCAGAATCCGCAACGGACCAGGCTGCCGATAACACCGTTCTTGGCACAACTGGCGCGCTTGATTCTACGTTTTTTATCGAAGGCTCAAACTCAAACAAGTACCAAGCCAAGGCCGCAGGTGTCGGCGCCGCTGGCTATTTTAATTCCGGTAACAATTTCAATAGCGAGTACCGTCATATCTACGTCTGGTTTTTAACCCTCGACCAATTTAACACCGAAGTAAACGACGGCTATCGGATTCGTATTGCTGATGATAATCTTAGCAGCGATACGAACTTTGGCGAATGGTCGGTTGGCGGTGGTGACACTCGGCGCGTCTTTATTAAGGGTTTCGGAATTGTCTGTATCGATACCCGTCGTCCATTTGATTTTGAATCGGGTACAATTCCGTCCGGAGTAAAAGCGGTTACTAGCTATGACAGTATTGGATTCGGCGGCGATATGCTTTCCGGGTCTGGTCAATCCACATTTTTTCTCGACATTATAAAGCATACGGCAATCGATGGCGGTATCATTACTGTTACTGGCGGCACGACAGGGGCCAGGGGGAACTCTACGGAGATCGCCACGGCAGATGAGGCATCCGGTACTGCCTACGGTTGTTTCAAAAATGTAGTCGGAGTTTTTTATCTGCTCACTGGATTGATAATCGGCAATACAGCGGCGGCAGACAGTTTCTTTGAGGACGCAGGAGAGACTTGGGTTTTTGAAGCGCAGAGTGTAGCCGGAACTTTTTATAAGGTTGCTTTCGTCGGCAACTCAGGACAAACCACTCTCGCTAATTTTGGAACTCCAAGTGGTAGCGGTCCAACAAAGGAAGGTAGTGGAGGAAACACTTTCTTATCGGCTGGTGCTGTTCCCTTCCGTTTTGACTGTCTTGATGCAAATATCGACGTTGATTTTATGGGCTGTAATTTCATTGGCCCTGCTGCTCTCTATGATGATTTTGTTCGCGATTTTGTCGTTGAAGATAATTCGGCTCCGTCATTCACGGATGACACGACAGATTTTAACGACCCTGGCGCAACTGACACGCCAATGATGCCCGGTACAGAGGCGGTAAATGATGCTTGTTATTTCGGGAACCTCGAACGATTCTACGAAATAACCATTGATCTTGGAACCGCGAAGGGTGGAGTGTGGACGGGGACATGGGAATATTCGACGGCTGCGGGTTGGTCGTCTCTGACTGATGTCACGGATGGAACGAGTGATCTGTCGACTCTAGGTGTACAGGCGGTCACGTATTCAATCCCCGATGATTGGGTGACGCGAGCTGTCAACAGTAGGACACAATACTGGATTCGTTTTAGGATTTCGTCGTTTACCTCTGCTGGCACGACACCGTCTGCTGATGAAGGATCAGTGAAAATGGCTGGGGATGTACGACTGGAAGTGTCTAGTATCGAGGCTATCCGTTGTGTTTTCAGTCAGATGGGATCGATTCGCGTTCGGAATGGTGCTTTTCTCAAGAAGTGCGTTATCACCGACAGCGTCGTTGCCACTAAACACGCAGCTATCGATTTAGGCGGTGCTGATCCGACTACAGATACAGTCCGAGATCTGACTGTACAGAATTGCTTGAAGGGCATTCTGCTCAAGGGCAGCGGAAACGTCACGTACAATTTCCGAAACATTAAGTTTTCAAACAACACGAATGATGTTCGTGTCGATTTTGGTAGCGGTGATACTGTAACGATCAATGTCCTGGAGGGTGGTGACACGCCGACGATTGACAACGTAAACAGCTCGACTGTTGTTGTTCAGAATACTGTAACGCTCCAGGTGACTGTGAAAGACGTAGCTGGCGTAGCTGTCCGAAATGCGTTTGTTGGCATCTTTCGGGACGATACTGGCGCACAACTGATGAATAGGGCTACGCTTGCTAATGGCATAGCAACTGAATCGTTTGCATTCGTCTCTGACACTGCCGTCAGTGTGCGAGTTCGAAAAGGATCTGGACCGGAAGCGAATAGTCCGACTTTTGGGCAGGTATGGCAGGTTGACGTAACAGGTCCGGCAACGTTTGATGATCAGACCGATGAAGCGAATGATGCTACAGATGCTAACTGGACAGTGTTTCCAACCAGCGAGGAGGTTGGTGATTATGTGGCGATCGGGAACAGCGATCCCTTCGGTAAGGTTGTTTTTGATAACGCGAATGGTACGGCTGGTTCAGGTGGTGTTGTAGTCTGGGAATACTGGAATGGAACTGCTTGGTCCGTGCTGACGGAAGTAACTGATGGCACGAGTGGATTTACGGCTGCTGTAGCTGATGGGCAGACGCTAGACTATACGATTCCGACTGATTGGAGCCGCATGATTTTGAACGGCTCAGAGAATTTGTATTATATTCGCGCACGTATCACCACAGTGTACACGACCAATCCGGTGTACGATCAGGGATTTATCGGCGCACAGACTCAGTATTTGCCGGTCAATTCGCCTCAGACGATTACGTCTGGCGGCTTAACGACGACAGTTACCATGATAGTAGACACTGTTAATAGTTCGTAGACAAATAGGGTGATTGGGGATACAATAAACAGATTCGAAAAGGAGACTAACGATGTCAAGCACAATTTTGGGCGGTGATTTCACGATTTTCTACGCTGCTGAGAATAACCAGAAACGGGTTGTCTGGACTGGCTCCTCGACAGGGACCAGAACTATGAATGAGCTGTATTCTGAGCTTCAAAAGCTGTTCGATGATCCGTCCCAGATGGATGATCTGGTGCCGATCAGAGCTGATACGCCTGATATTTATAGGTTTATCAACCAGTGGTTCATTGATGACACGACCGTTGAACACCTTACAGGTGGATCACTGTTCAGCGATAAGTGGATTGATGGAACGACTGAGCATATTCTGGTGATCGGTTACGCTCAGACTACCGAGTTTAACGATGCTGATATTGGGCGGACGATTCTGGGTGCAACGACCACTGATACCGGCACGATCCTGGACTTCAACACAGACCGTAATCTGATCTTTATTCGGCCGGTTGACCCTCTCTCGACTGGTGATGAATTCGATAACGGTACTGAAAGCTATTCGATTGGAGCTGCGGCCAACGGAGATGCGGTTGCCCAAGCTGAGCAAGAAGATGCCTCTCCGGCTGGATTTGTGGACCAGACAGCTTCCAGCAACAGCGTGGGTGATGGAGATATCATCTGCTTTCCGGCGACTTCGGCTGCTAATGATGCGTTTTATCTTGGTTTTTCCTTGAAGTTCAGCAAGATTATTTGCGATAGGCTTGGCGGGGTTCAAGGAGTTGGTGGTGTAACCGCGTATGAGTACAGCCAGGGCGGAGGTGTATGGGGAACCCTGGCGGGTGTATCAGATGCAACCGCTACTGGTGGAGGATTTGGAAATGCCGTGCTTGCGGATACTGATGCGATCACGTTTACGGTTCCGACCGATTGGGTAACTGATAGCGTAGACAGCGGCGCTCAGTTGTACTGGGTACGGTTCCGGGTCACCACGATTTATAGTACTGAGCCGACCATGAGTCAGATTTTTATGAGTGGTGTTGGAGCAGGAGCCTTCGCTGACCATAATCGTCACGGAGCAGCGTCTAGGGGCGGCGAGAGTGCTTGGGTCGGAATTACTACGATTGGTACTGTCGAGACTGACACGCATAATTATATTTCGCAGGAAGATCCTGATTTGATCAACGAAGAAAATCTTGTTGTGGCGACCAAGGGGACTGCTGACTGGTGGAATGATGGCCAGTTAGACATTCTGGTGAAAGTTAAGGAGGCTGATAGTGTTTTTGGTCCGTTGCCAAACAGCTCTCCGGTGACCGCTGTGGCAACAGTGTTCGCTCGCCAGTACTCGAAGACGTACTCGCATTTCATAGCGACTGGCTTGGCGACCGCTGGTGGAAACACCGTTGTCCCGTTGTCGACTGGTGATGATCTGGATAACACGACCGGAACGAGAAATTTGGTGTGGGATAACGGCGATACTGGCACCACGCTTGTCGATGAGGAGCTGCTGTATGTCGTCGGTGCGGTTGGTGCAGGTAACATGGATGCTGTTGTTCAAGACAACGGCGGAGTGTTTAGTGATGACACCACAGATGCGAACAGTACGGCGACTGGGGATGTCAATGTGTACGAAGATCCGGCTGCGGCGAGCGATGCTTTGTATTTCGGAAAAGATAACATTTTCAGGCTGTTGATGATTGATGTCGGCACTGTCCACAATGGTACAACCAGTACGCAGGTGTGGGAGTACTTCGATGGGACGACCTGGCAAACCCTGACAGTGACAGATGATACCGATGGAGGTAATGGTGCCTTTGACACGTTAGGCCGTGGTCTGATCACGTTTACACCTCCTTCTGATTGGGCAAGAACGAATATCACGAACCAACCGGCGACTGCACCGACGAATTTGTACTACGTGAGAATCAGACTGTCTGTTGTCGGTAATCTGACAACCGAGCCGATTCTTGATACCTGCTGGGTTGGTGGGGAATTACAGTTGAAAGCTCGGGTCGCTGATACGGCCATTATAACTCCTGCTGGAGCCACTGGAAATGCCGACTATTATCTGATCGGTGATCCTGTTGCTGATTTGGTCGATAATGATGTTGTTGTTGCATTGACCACGTCGGCTGGATCACGAAAGAATTTCGATGTGGCTGGTGGGCCGACAAACGTTGGGCCGTCCTCGGATACCGATATAACGTTCGCGCATGGACAGTTTACCCGCGACATCAACGAAAATGGTACTGCTGATCCGTACAGCATTGATTTGAGCAACGCTTCGTCAAAGACCATGGCGTTAGCTTATGAACGGGCAAAATATCTGGCTCGACGTGCTGAGACGGCGACCGCATCGACGGATGGTCAGGAAGGCCGTTTTTATATAGGCTCTGAGTTGCAGATCGAATACACAGGGCAGGCTGGTGGAAACTTCGCTGAAGGTCGTAGGGTCTACGATCAGACCACCGATGCTGTGGGTGTAATTGTTGCTGACCATGATGATGGCGCGACTGGAGATTTGATCGTAAGAAGTGTCAGAGGAACTTTTGGCACGAATGTCGTGTCTGACAGTCCCGACCCGACCCAGGTAATGGATACGGATTCGTTCGTATTTCAGGTCGATGCTTCGCCGCTTGGCGTTGTCGATGAATCTGCTGATGCACTGTCGGCTGGTGTTGGCGACGTGCTGCCTTTTCCGGCGACTGAGGCCACAGGTGATTATTTCATCATGGCTGCAAAGAAGCCGTTCGCTCGAATCACCCTGGATAACACTGGAGGCATCCAGGGTGTCGGTGGAGTAGGTGCTTGGGAATATTGGGATGGTGCGGCCTGGGTGGATTTGGAGACTGCTCCTGGCTTCTCAGATGGAACGTCGGATTTTACGAATGCTGTTGGAGCAGTGAATGTTGATTTTTATCCGCCGGTTGATTGGCAGACCAGGGGCATCAGTGATGGGACTGTCCAATCGTCGCAGGCTCTGTATATGGTTCGGTTCCGAGTAACCACTGTCTACAGCACGAATCCAACATATGACACGATTGGGATTCAGGATTTTGTGACAGCTACGATTGCGTCAGTAAGAACGGTTGCGCCGATCACATCTGCACCGTTCGGTACATTTCCTGGAGCCTCGAAGTTTTTCATGGCTCCTGGTCTGGCTCCGACCCCGGCTGAAATGGCGGCTGGTGAAGCGCAAGCGTATTCCACGATCGATGACAACGGTGTAACTAGGAACCCGCCAAACAAACAGACAGTCGAGCTTACGAATCTGATATCAGGAGACACCGTCTCGATCATGAGGCGTACCGCGTTGGTGATCAACAAGACCCAGTTCACGCTGGCTGCTGGAAACAACAAGGGGGATACGACTGTTGTGGTTGATGCTTCGATCCCGTCTGACAACCCGTCTATTGCTAGCACCAAGATTCGTATCATAAGTAGCAGTGGTGAAGAACATCGCTACCGTTATGCTTCGTTCTCATCAGCGACTTTCACGCTAGATGCTGCCAAGACCGGAACGGCGGATGGAGGCAATTCTAGCAACACCCGACTGCATGATACGACCGGGACGTTCACCACGGCTCCGGCGATTGAGGTTGGCGATTATGTTCGGAACATTACGCAAGATGAATTTGTCCGCGTAACGGTCGTCGTGAGTGCAACGGAACTCGATACCGAACAGCTTTCTGGTGTGAGTGAGTGGGATGGTGATTCGTACAATATCAATACGCTGGTTGAGAATTATGGGCTGGACAGTGCCTTTGTTCCGCTGATTGAGAGGGTTGCAGACGCGACTTCTGAGACTACGACCATCACGTACTCGACTGATATTGATATCAGAGCGGATGTCCGAAGGACTGCTGCAACGTCTATTTTACCGTTCACGCAGGATAGCTCGGTGATTTCGACAGGGAGGTCGATCGCAGCCATTCGCACGACCGACACGATTATCACTTAATGGCTGATCCTGGTTATGACATAAATGCCCTCCGAAGGGGCGTGATCGCGATCTCAGGAGATATCGAAACGTATGAAAAGGCTATCACTGAGCTGAAGAGACGAAGGGCTGAATACGAAAAGCATATAGCCGTCGCGGAGGCTAAGAAAAATGGCGGTCCGAACTGATATTACTGTTGATTTCACGGTGGCGCCAAGGATCATCACCGTTGCTGCGCCGAGTGTTGTCCTGACCATTCAGGATCTGTACGATACGCTCCGAGACATCGAGAAGAAGCCCCGAAATATGAGCCAACTGATTCTGGTTTCGGCTGGAGGCAAGGAAGCTCTTGGTGGTGGAGTCCAGGTTGGAATCACCCTGACACTCCAGAATGCGAAGGTCGCGTTTGCGGCCAGGGCTGGACCATCTTTCGTTCAATGCACCGTGTCTGGTGGCAATCTGGTTGCCGTAGACGCTGTCCAGGCTATTATTGACCCCGTCCAGACGACGGCGTTCACGCAGGTTGTCATCGCTCAATCGTCGTCCGCAACGATCGCCTCTGGAGATGCTTCTGCTGCTGCTGCGGCTGTAATGGCGGAAATTGTTGAAACACAGACGTCGATTACTTTTCAGCAGGCGATGAGTATAGTTCTGGCTGCTGTTGCTGGAGAGACCAGCGGAAATGGTTTGACTTTTAAGTCGTCCGATGGAGTTGCAACCCGTATTGTTGCGGTAGTTGACACAAGCAATAACCGGACGTCGATTACGCTGACACCGAGTAGTTAGAATGCCTGGTAATTATTGGCGAGATGATTACTGGAACACGAATTATTGGAATCTAAACTATTGGCACCGAACAATAGTAGCGGCTTTCAAGGTCGTTGGATTTGTTCTACGGTTTTCTGTTAAGCAACTTTATAGTCTCCTCTTTCGGGGCTAGTTGAAGGAACAAGGTGTCAAACGATTTCGTACAAGTTCCGCCTGATGGGTCGGGTAAAAAGCTAGACTCCGAGAGAGTAACTGGCGGTGGTGCTGGTGGTAGTGACATCGTACACCGCGAGCGGATGCAAATCGCGGGTGCTGTTATTGCGGCGCTTGCTGAGGTTTTAAATGTAGATCCAGCCGGTTCAGAATACGCTTTACTTGCCCGACTGATTGAGACAAAGTCTCCCAAGGTCACTTATGTCACAGCCACAACTATTGCAGCCGGATCTTCTGCCAACCTGGACAGCGATCAAATTGGGTCCGGTCTTACTGGGAAATTGCTCGGGGCCGTGATTAGCAGCTCCGTCCCTTTCAAGGCCACAATCCAAACCGTCTTGAATGGGGTCGCGACTAATAAAGTGACAGCATTCTCAGCAGATAGGAAGTGGAATTGGAAAACGCCAGCCAGGGAATTTGTCCAGCAAGCTCAAAACGCTGGGGCGGGGTTTGACGGGTTTCGGGCAATAGTGGTAAACTTGGATACCAGTCAGCCAGCGGATCTCTACGGAGCCTTCTTTTTCGATGAAGTATAAGACCCCAAACATGGTCAAACGCGTGCCTGCGAAAGTCGCAGAGAACAAGAAGGAACACTCTGGGAACGGTAAAGAATCAACTGATTCGAAGTCCGAACCCAGAATAGTTCCGCTCGCCATCTTAAACCCCACGGAATTAGAGCAAGCGAAGCTGGCCAAACTCTGCCTTCAATACAAGAAAAACGAATACGACTTGATGATTCGGGGAGTGAACGCCCTTTGGTTCGGCTTCCAGCAACGCTATAAACTACCGGATGAAATCGATGTTAACTACAGTACCGGAGAGTTGTTTCCGAAATCAAAGGAAAGCGAGAAGGACAAAAAATAATGGCAGATGTTATGCCAAATTACCAGCTTGAACAGCAACGGTTGAGATTCCAGATCGTCACACAGGAACAAGCGATTGAGAAAAACAAACTCGATATCATGGAGATGGAAGACCGTAAACAAAGGCACCTTGAAAACATGAATGCAGCGAAGGATGCGATTGCTGGATACAAAAAATCACTTGCGAGCCTGGAACAGGCTCACGGAAAACTCAAGGAGGGCTAAACCATGGCTGACGAACGAGTAGTACAAGCGATGAAGATCGTTGATCCAACAACGACTTCACAGCAAGCGGCAGTTGATTCGGGTGGATTTTTACAAGTCGATATCGGCGCATCGAGTGTGACTGTCAATGTCGATATTGCGGCGCAAGCCTTAAATCCCATCGACATTGCAGGTGGCACCGCCGGGGATGTCCCCATTGCAAACGATCCGGTAACGATTGGAGGCCGAGCGAGCGATGCCGTACCAACTCCCGTTAGTGCGGATGGCGACGTTGTTGATGCTTGGCTGTCCCGTGAGGGTGCTGTGCGGGTGACGCTCACAGATGAAACCGGAGACTTGCTAGTCTTCACTGGCGGCACCGCATTGCCCATCGACATTGCTACAGCTACCGCGACGGTAACAATCACCGGAACCGTAACGGCGGACGCAGGTACTGGCGATTTTCTTACCGTCATTGGACATACTGCCAACGAAGTTTTCAAAGAGGCAGGTGCTTTCGGCGGCATGATGGACGACGCTTCCGTGGTTGTCGCAACTGAAGGCAACGTTTCCCCAGTGAGGATCACCGCGCAAAAAGCTATGCATACAACGCTGCGCGGCACTGGTGCCAACCCGTTAGATCTGGACGCTGGCACGAGCGGGGTTGATACGCTGCGGGTTACTGTATCAACAGATGACACCGTGGCAGTCTCTGGAACCGTGACTGCAAATGCTGGCACTGGTGATTTCCTTTCCATCGCAGCGCACACCGCCAACGAACTTTTCAAAGAGGCCAATGCAATCGGTGGTATGATGGATGACACTGGACCAGTCGTAGCGACTGAGGGCAACGTATCGCCAGTAAGAATCACACCCAACAAGGCGATGCACGTTCAGTTACGTGGAACGGGAGCGAACCCCCTTGAAACAAATACTGGCGTGAGAACGGCGGACAGTCTCAGAGTAACCGTTGCAACAGACGATGTTGTTCCATCTAGTCAATCTGGCCTTTGGAAATTAGATGATCCTAACAGCGGCATCGACATTGGTGATGTGGATGTTACTAGTGTTGTTCCGCTAACAGGTGCGACCAACTTGGGCAAAGCGGAATCTGGCGCGCACACTTCGGGGGACGTTGGAGTTCTCGCCCTTGCTGTCCGGGATGACACGCCAGTGGGTCTTGCGGCCGATGGGCAGTACATTCCATTGACAACCGATTCACTTGGCCGCTTGCATGTAACAGATCCAAATGCGGGAGCCGGTTCTCCAAGCACACCGGCAAGAGATGAGGCAGGAAGTAGCGCGGTTACTCTCGCGGCTGGCGTGGAATCCACAACTGAATTTCGTACTGTGGATTTTGGAGCTGACACTTTTCGCCTTGCTGGTGTTGATGTGTCGGCTTCTGTGCCTTTCAAGGCTTCGATCAACATCGTGGATAACGATGTTAAGACAAGGATCACGACTCTGTTTGGTCGCTCCGGCGAGCCTCTGCAATATCGCCCACCTCAGAGAGATTATAACGAGAAAATATGGGCGGGTACTGCGGGCTTCGATGGCTTTGAAGTTCTTGTTCAAAACATGGACACAAGTGAGTCGGCAGACTTCTATGTAACGATGTACTACGAGGACTAAGTTGAATGGCTGATGTAACCGGCCAAGGTCAACAGACCCACGGCACCAGAGCGCATGATGCCGCCGATGGAGACAACCCTGTTAAGGTTGGTCAAAAGGCACTCGCGCATGGTGCAAGTCCAACCGCCGTAGCTGCCAATGATAGAACTGATTGGTATGCAAACCGTCACGGGATTCCTTGGGTCATTGGCGGCCACCCGAACGTTGTTTCGCGGGAATACGTCGCAACGACGGCGCAAACAGATGACCCGATAATTACCATCGCCACAGGGAATAAAATCGTCGTCACGATGATCGAGGCTACGATTGACAATGCAGTTTCAGTTGACGTCGGAGTTCGAATTGGGTTCGGTACCACTGCTGTTCCCACTGAACCAACCGATGGTAATACGGTCGACGGAGTTGTCCTGTCTCATGCTGGTATTGCCGCTGGGTCTGGAATTGTAAGGGGTAATGGGGCCGGTATTGTCGGTGTGGGTGCCGACGATGCAGACCTGCGAATTACGAATGAAGTTCCAACAGGTGGAAGATTGAGAGTTCTGGTCAGTCACTACGTGATTGAAAGCTAGAAGGAGAGATTATGGCGTCTTTCTTGGAATCATTCAACTTTTCTGAAACAAGCGATTTTCGGAGCAAGATAAAAATCGCTATCGCCAAGGTCGCTACCGATGTTCAAGGGGAAGCGAAGACTTCACTAACGGATATTCAATGGTCAAGACGAGGGAATCTAGCGACAAGAGTGTTGACTCGACCCCATGAATGGATTTTGCCATTTTCTCTGGCAGTTGCGGCTGATGTTACTATAGACGCTACCTCAATCGACTCAGTAATAGAAGCCCGAATTGTTGCAGTTTGGGACGACGTTGCAGGGGTTACCGGCCAAGATCTAGTTCCTTAGATGCAAAATGGCCGTCGTAAAATCCGTTGAATACAAAGAAGTTTCGATTACTGCTGCTACTGAAGGCACCGCCGTAAATCTTTCTAAGGGACAAGCTCACGCCCAATGCACACCCTTCTGGTCCGTCAGGAATACTGGCACAATCACCGACCAACACCAAGATCGACTTGGTGAAGTTGAGATCATCGATAATTCGGGGACAGCTGCTGTACGGGTATCCGCGTCAGCCAGAGCTGATACGGACGCTTCTATATTCCAAATATTTATCGTCGAATGGGACACGTCAATAACCATCGAGAAGAGAACCGTCACTGGATTAACTGACGGGACCGCCTCCTTTAATCAAACAATTAACAACGTAACCACGCAATCTACCGCGTTCATGATTTACTCCTATCAGTATACTTCACCCCAATCCAGTGACGATGATTGGAACGATGCGGCTGTACAAGTTAGATATAACGGTGGATCAACGACTTCGGTCACTCTTTCTCGGCGAGCTAGTGTGGGAGACTGCAACGGAACACTCTATGTAATCAAATGCAGCTCGACTGAATTTATCGTTGATCACAGGGAGATTGATGTTACGTCTAGCTCGGCTACTTCTGGGACAGATACGATCGGAACTACCGTTGAAACAAAAACCTTCTTGGTACACAGCTACGAAACATCTGAAGGTGCTGACGACATGCGGGATGGAGCCTGGCAAGCGGATCTCCAGAATTCTACCACAGTCCGAGTCAGACGGGGAGACGCTTCACCTTCTGGCCAAAATGCCACCTCAACCCACAGTATTGCTGTGGTCGAATGTCAAGGGACGGAGTGGGACGTGCAAAGGGAGGCAGCGGTGGCCCTTACCAGCGCGTCAGTAACCGACAGTATAACGACCATCGATGAAGCACGGTCAATAATTAACTGCCTAGACCATGCGAGTCACCCGTTCTCAGTCGGGCGGAATGACAGTATTGACGGCAACCAGATCGATGATATTCAGAGTGCCGCAGACTTCTCGGCGTCTAACCTGGTTCGATATCGGATGCGGGTAGCGACCATCACAACCTCTATAGTTAGCTATGAGGTCATTCAATTCGTGTTACCAGTTGATTTTACCGCGTTGAGTGACGCCACCTGGGTCCCCGCCAATTATTACGTCGGCCCATTTTTTATCGGCGGTGCAAGTTATACGTTTGCTTTGACCGCAGACCTCTTAAAAATTGTTGCGATGAAGGCAAGCAGTGACCCTCTATTAGACAACAATTGGAGCAACCAGGACGATTCGGTTACAATCACAGGGACAGATACTATTCAAAGTCTTTGGTGCATTGAGGATGGCCAAGACATCCATATAGCTACCCAGCAACTGAATGGTCGTGTTGCTTACCATCTTTTTGATCCAGGTACAGATACCTGGACGACCAAAGATGAGACCGTAGTCACTAATAATCCAGTTAGTGCATCCGAAGGATGTTCTATAGCACTGAGATCCGACGGTGACATAATAATTTTGTACACCGGCGCTGATGCTAGTGACGACGCCGTATACTACGCTAGAAAAGAAGGCTCCTGGACCACTGACGTGCGTGTTGACGGAGGGAGCGCCAATGATTTTCAGGGTGCTGCTGTTGTTCGAGGCGCATCAGACCGAATGCACTTCTTTTATAAAGAACACGCGATTTTTAGCGTCTCGCGTGTTTACCACAGGTCTTTAAGCAGCGGTAACTCACTGGACACACAAGCACAAATAGATTCAACAGCCTTTATAGGCCAAGCACACTTGTTTGTACGAGGCATTTCCTATGTTTCAGGCGCAACGAAAGTGTTTTGTTGCTATCGAGATACATCCACGACGACTTTTACTAGGCTTGATAGCGGAGCAGATCCCACTCTAATTAGCGACGCTTCGCTCTCCAATTCGGATTCTAGGATTCAAAATGGGACTGCGGTAGCGTGTATGGCGACGAACGGCACAACCGCTTATGTTGTATGGAGTGACAGGCTCACGTTTGAAACTTGGATTTCTAGGAGGGTTGAGAGCGAAGCTTTTTGGCGAACCGCGCTAAATATTAACGATGTCCAAACCGGCCACACAACAACCGACCGATTGTCCTGCGCGATTTTCGATCGGGGTGACGGTGATGTTATGGGGATTGTCTATTCTGACGGAGGGACAATGAAGTACAGTGAGGTTCCGGTAGGACTCGATAAACTGAGTGTTACGGAATTTCCGACCCAGAACTATTACTGCGGACCATTCCAACTATAATTATGGCTGATACTTACGCAATAATGCTATATAAGTCCAGGTTCATTGTAGCAATGAAGGCTACAGCTGATCCTAATGTTGACGCGAATTGGAGTCAGGTTGATTATACTACGAATAATGGTCGAGACACTGTTAGCTTGTGGTGTTTTGAGACTACTGGCGGTGATATTAGGATAGCATCAGTGGATGCGGACGGAAAAATCTACAACCATATATTTGATGTTGGGGTAGGACGGTTTTTTTTCGCACCGGACTTTGTGGTCACAAATAAACCAAATCTTGCAGAGGGAGTCGGAGTTTCGATTTCTGAGAGGTCAGACGGGGACAGAATAATTCTTTATACTGGAGATGATGCGAATGACGACGCCGTGTTTTATGCTCGCCGTGAAGTGACCACCTGGACTACGAATATACGTGTTGACGGGGGGAGCGCAGAACATTTTACTGGTGCGGTCGTTATTCTTGGAGTGTCGGACAGGATGCACTTCTTTTATAATGAGGACAGCGGTTCAGCGGCTACGGCATACCACCGTTCACTAAGCTCCAGCAATTCTTTGGACACTGTTGACCAGGCGATAGACACCACTATTGTTGTGAACACGAACCATCCGTTCGGGCAGGCAGTGTCTTACGTCTCAGGAGCAACAAAGGTTCGTATTCCTTATGTAGATGCTGACGGCTCAATTTCTATCGCGAAGCTAGACAGCGGAGCTGATCCCACGCTTACTACAGATACGGTAGTCTCTGCGCTTGACGTTAAGGTTAACAATGGAACACCCGTGATGTGCTTAGCCGTTGATGGAACCACGATTCACTTGCTTTTTTCTGATATTACCGACACGGATGTTTTTCACGATGAAAACGCCGATGACGCAGGATGGGGAACAGACGAGGAAATAATTGACGCAGCAACCATCAACCGTATCAGCTGCAACGTCTATACGAGGGGGGCGAAGGTTCTGGCGTTTCTGTTTCTAGACGGGACTACAGCTAAATATTGTGAGTATCCTCTAGCTGGCGGTTCTATTGGTAAACTCTCACTGGTAGAGTTTCCGGACCAAAACTATTACGTGGGACCGTTCGAGATTTAATCGTGGCTACTTATACGATCATGCGGCATCCATGTCTTACTGCCATAGTTGCAATGAAGGCGACTAGTGACCCAGCCGTTGATGGAAATTGGGCGGACGTTGATTTCTCTTTGACGGGTGAGCTTGTCGTTTCCATGTGGTGCTTTGAGGACAGTGGGGATATCCACATCGCCACCCAAGGTGCGGGTGGCATTGTTCGCTACCATGTTTTCGATCCCGGGACGGATACGTTTACGACTAAGAATGAAGTGGTTGTAACGAATGCACCTCTTGCTGGCGTTGAGGCGTGTTCAATTGCTGTTAGGTCAGACGGAGATGTTATAATCGGCTATGCGGGTCAAGATGGAGGTGACGGTGCAATCTTTTATGCGAGGGAAGAGGGGGCTGGTTGGACAACAAATGTTCAGGTGGACGGAGCGGCATCTACTAACGATTATTCGGGAATCGTAATCGTCTTGGGCCTATCGGATCGAATGCACTTTTTTTATTTCAATGATACGCTTGACGATTTCCTCCACCGTTCCCTTAGTTCCACAAATGTTTTGGACACGGCGGACCAAGTCATTGATGCGACTGGCGCGTTCGGATTAAAGTTACCCCACAATCACGGGGTGTCCTATGTTTCGGGGGCGACAAAAGTCCGTGTGCCATACGGAGATTTCAACGCGAGAATTTCTATAGCGAAATTCGACAGCGGGGCAGACCCAACAATCACCACAGACGCCGGGGTCACCGCTGCCGGAACCAGCGCAATAAACGGGAACACCATAATCTGCCTGAGCGTAGATGGGGCAACCCTACATCTTTTGTGGTCGGACAGTGCTACCCTCGATATTTTCCATGATGAAAACGACGACGACGGCGGATGGGGTACAGATACAGAAGAAAAAGATGCCGTCACCTGTAACAGAATTTCGTGCAATGTCTATACCAGAGGCTCATTGGTCCTGGCTTACCTGTATCTGGACATAGCAACGGTTAAATACGCCGAGAGAAGCTTGGCCGCCGCAACGGCGATCCGTGATATGATCGGTGGTTCGGGGATTATTCCTTATTTGAGGTGATTGTTGCCGACTATAGCAGCAAAATGGTTCCTACACGACCAGATCTGGGGCAAGGTGTTCGAAGCGCTCAAGGTCACTGTGAGATTTACGGTGTTGCGTCCACTCAGCTTTGGGTTTAATGTGCTACGAGGCTATTCGCTGAATTTTGCACAGACTCAAAGTAAGACCCTCAAATATGGACAGAAACAGAGTCATACGGGGAAGTTCTGATGGCTGTACAATTTGTTGAAAATGATACTGGCTCCGTTCTTGAAATCACTGCGACTGATGATGTGACTGGTGTGGTTATTAATCTAACAGGATCAACCGTCAAGCTTAGATACAAGATTAAGACCGCGCTTGCTGTCGAAAAGACGATGACGATTGATGCAGTGCCGACTACTGGCAAAGCTACGTATCAGTTTTTAGCTGGTGAGCTCTCACCAGGACCGTTCAGGGGTGAAGTGGAGATCACAGGTGCCGGTGGGGACGTAACGACTTCGCTGACTGATATCGAGTTCAATATCAAGCCGAGGAAGGCTCCGTAATGGCTAGGGTCGTCATTGATCCGGGTCATGGTGGTGTTGATACTGGAGCTGTGTTTGGCGATCTGCTCGAGAAGGATATATGTCTCGCTGTATCGAAGAAGCTTTCTGTAGAATTTAAACGTCGAGGCCATGTGCAGTTAATTACGCGCTCAGGTGACTATGCGTTGGCTCTGAACAGGCGGGCGCAGTTGGCGAACATATGGTCAGGTTCAGTATTTGTGTCGATTCATACGAACGCGGATCGTGACCCCGATGGGGCCGATGATCCGGAAGCTCATGGTAGTGAGATTTGGATTTATCCTGGTAGTGTCAAGGGTCGAAGGCTCGCCCAGGCGATTGCTGACCAAGTTCCAAAGCATTTCCCCGGTAGAAAATTTCGAGGGATCAAAGAAGCGAATTTTGCTGTTCTAAGAAGGACGGCCATGCCTGCTGTGCTTGTTGAACTTGCGTTCATCGACACAGAAAAGTCCTGGCTCATGCTAGTCCAGGGTTTGCAGCTCGAGATTGCTCGATGTATCGCTGATGGCGTCGAAGACTACCTCAAGGGGGAAGGCAATGTCGGAGATTCAGTCGGTAACTAGTTGGTGGCCGATTATCATAACGTCTGTTCAGGGAGTGATTGTAGTGGTTCTCGCCTTAGTGCTTCGATCGAGCAATGGTGTCCGACATGAGTTGGCAAAGACGAATGGATCGATTGGAAAATTGTTCACTTGGAGCAGTGGGCATGAGGCACTCGATGATGCGAGGTTCGAGGCCATGAAGGACACCCTGCAGCGAGTCGAGAAGAAGCTTGATGCCGCTTGATTACCATGCTGCACTCGGAGTGCAGGTTCTGGTGGGGAGTTAAAATGAATATATTGGCCGTTAGGGTATTTTTGTGTCTCTTTTTAGGAGGTTTGGGTGGGTGTGGCCAAGGGATGATGTCGCCCGGGTCACCGAACATCCACCTGAACAAGAACGTGTACGTCATTGTTGATGCGATGCCGCAGGCAGAGGGTGGGGAGTATATGGACATTGATGATGCTGCGGGAAAGAAGATGTGTATAGGGCCAGGGAGTATCGTAATCAACTATACGACCAAGTCGGAGCAGGGAGTTACTGCGAAGATTGAGCAGCAGCTCAAGGATCTGCTAGATGCGACGTTGAAGATACCGCTCGTACCGTAAGGCTACTCTCCGCCTAGATCCCGCCACTGAGACGCCTGGGCTGCCCATGCTGGCAGCTTTGGGCGTCCTCGGTTACTATTCCTCATTATTACAAGAAAAGGCCGTGTAGGGTCTTTACGGCTGTCTAGCGCCTAGACGCATTTGGTCTGGATAGAGGATACAGCGGATGTTCTTTGGTGTTAGATCGCCATTTCTGTCGAAATAGCAGACCCACCAGTTGGAAGTAGGAGCCGGTGAGATGCGGTCACTGGGAACGGATGTGCTGTAGCCGTCGACTAGCAGGGTTGCTTCGCTGGTGTCTATGGTGAGGATCTGTACCTGCTGGACGAAACAATCGTTGTGTTCACAGCATGTTTTCCAGATTTGCGACTGCTCAAGTTTGGGTTCTCCGACTGGGTGGTTAGCGGTGAGGAAGAATATCGCCATTAGGCAAAGAATGAGGTAGCGCATCCGTCCATAGTCTCACGTCTTGACTATTGACACCAGGGCACGACGTTTGCTAATGATTTCAAGAAGTTAGCTGCTCCCGGCGATATATAAACACACACGGGTTGCCGCCAGTTCAGCTACAGCGTCTGTATCAAGTCTAGTTTTCTAAATATTTCCATAGGTTACGTGGTTGAAGTGCACTCCGAGTGCAGGTTTCCATGTTGGGTGTGCCGTGTCATGTATGGGCCTGTTACGGGACTATGTAGATCTTTGTTGGAAATGATTTGGGCACGACGTTTGCTATCACGCGGCGTGCTAAATCAATGAAATTTTTGAAGAGTCTAGATTGGCACGGTGGATGCTATTCACGCCGCGTGCCAAATCAATGAAATTGTTAAGAAACTGATTGGGCACGGTGGTTGCTGACAGCCAGGCTCTGAAAGAAATGCAATGAAATGAAATATATCATCGAAAATACTTGACAACCATTATGTAAATGTTACTCTTATCTTAATGGACACAAAAAAACAAAATTCTAAGGAGGATAGCATGGAAAAAATAAAGAGAGAGAAGAAGATCATCAAGGAGAATCCGTCGAAGTCATCTAGCACGGTGTATGAGACGGTGATCTGGAATGATGGGTCAATTAGCTGCAACTGTAAGGGTTGGATTTTTTCTGGCCAGGTAAGAGGTTGCACCCATACCAAGGCGATGGTGACTGAGCAGTTGGGAGTGTTAGCCAACGCTGTAAGGTCAGGTGAGATTGACAAATTTGCCGAAGAATTTCACCAGGAGAAGTTGGTGGAGGAGCTGGAGGCTGGGAAGAATGAGTTTGCTAAGTTGTTCATCAATATAAAGGTCAATTAGGAGGAAAGATTTTAATGAAAGAACCCAGAATGCACCTTAAAACGAGTAGCCTAACAAGCGGTGGAAGCCGTGTGCCTGGCGTATCTAAAGCGGGACCGACCCGCAGCCAGGAGGCCACACAGAGGCAAAAAGGCATAAAACAGGGTAGCCAGTCCCACCACCGGCAGACTCACCACGTACGAGTAAGTGCATGCGCGAGCTCCTGCGTGGCATTCAAGAGAGTGGGGTGCATTGTGGGTTCTTCAGCTTCTTTTCCCCTGGAGCTCTGTGACAAGTGCGGAAAGTTGTTTGATGGTCATGAAGCAAAGCGGGTGGAGAACGGGATCGATGCTCCTTACTATATCTGCCCAGCGTGCGTCCAGAAAGGCTACGAGTTACGGTGCATGCGAGATGAGGGACTGTCGATTCGGAAGGCCAAATGAAATGCAAGAGGGAGGCGTGATGGCAACACCATTAGGAATGCTTGAGGTTCACAAGATGGTCGAACTCCTGTCGGCTGAGTTCAAGATCGATGTTCCTAGAGTCCAAAGAGGGACGGGTCGCACAAGTTGGTGCCACCGCACGAATGGAGTGTTGTGGCTGACGATTAGTGTGAATGACTGGCATGGGATTGAGGGCGCAACACTGCATGAGTTTGCGCATGTTCTCTGTTGGTTGAGATATAAGAGCTTCCGCCATGAGCAGCCGTTTTACAGGTGTCTCAAGGAAGTTATCCATGCGTGGAGAGGCGAAGTGAGATCGTATGAGTGGGACAAGGAGTACTGGACCCTGTGGAACTATGCGAAGAAAGAGGGACTGACTGACAAGATCCATCACAGGTCGATCAAGAACGTGACGACAGTGAGTGGCGGATTCCGTCGTGGAGATCAGGTGATGTGGAGCTCGCCTCGGTTCGGTCATCAGAAAGGGATAGTCATCTCAGCGTATTCTGGATGCAGAGCGAGAGTGAATATAGATGATGGTCGTTGTTACTTCGTTCCACAGAATTGGTTGCTAAGGGCGTAGGAGAAGGAGCGGTAGATGCAGAAATTAAGACCAATCGAAGAGATCGACAACGAGTTGGTCGCAGCAGAGCAGGCGTTGATGACAGAGCCGAAGAATCCGATCCTACTAAGAATCGCTAACAACCGGAGAGCGGAGAAGGGGCTTTACTGGTACAGGAAGATGAACTGCCAGATCAAGTTGAAGGTGACGGCAGATAAGTACCGTGCCATGGAGAGTGGAAAGATGGTGCCGGTGTTCGGGCGAAAGACCAAGGCATACTACTTGGTGGATGTTGCTCGATTAAAGGAGAGAGTGGCTGCAGGAAAGACAAAGTTCGTAACGAAGAAGGTCAGGAGACATAGATGATCAAGCAAGTAAGAGTTGTTGTGAATGGAAAGGTGACTGTGACGACGTTGGAGTGTTACTCATGGGACGGAGGCAAGTCTTTTTCGTCAAGCCCCGTTGCGACCCTCGCCTTCCTGAGAAGGAGAAAGAAGGTGTTGGATACGAGGCTTAGCGAAAGGGAATTACGGTGGTTGGACAAGTTGAGTTTTCCAGAAGCTGATGCAGAACACGATGTCAGGGGTGCAATGCGAGTGCGGTAAGGAGGATCAAATGGACGAAGTGAGAAGAAACCAGTTGGAGAGTGTAGCGGTCGATGAAGCTAAGGTGCTTCAGCTTAGGATTAGAGGTCAGGTGGATGACATGGTGAGGAACAAGGTGATGAAGGCTGATGAAGCGGAGTACTTGGAAGATCGGATTCGATTTCTGATCGGGCACCTGTAAGGGGAGGGATTATGGCAGAATTTCATGAAACCCGTATGGGAGCGATGTTCTTCGAGGGCCAGGTGCCTGAGCTCATAAGGAAGCTCACGGAATTGGTCGCTGGTTGTGAAATGTTAGAGTGGCGTGATAGCAGAGGTCGTCCAGTTGCTATTAGACGTGACTCCATTCGCTGCGTACGACCAGTATCTATGACCGGGTCCAAACGAACCCCAGATGGTGTTGAGCTAGTTGAGAATGAGACGACCGTCGGGTTTGGTGAGCCTGAGTGCTTCATAGATGTTCAAGGTTCCTACGAGGCGGTACTTCAGGCAGTGAGGGGCAAGCGATGAGTGGCCATTGTGATTTCTGTCAGATTTGGCACAGCGCCTCTTGCTGTCATCCTGGCAGGGCAAAGTTGATTGACCTTGAATCCCAACTCACTGCTTCGGAAGCCAATGAGGAGAAACAGCGCAACACGATTTCCATATTGGAGGCTAGATTGGCGCGGTTGGAATTGGTGGAACTTGCCGAGGCCAAGGAGGAGCTGAGGTATTGGCTAGATGTTGGGAAGAACCTATTGACGGATTCTCAGTTGGATGCAGGGATGCCGAACTCGCACATGGAGACGCCGAGACAGCACTTGTCGAAGAAATGAAATGCAAATGAAATGTAATTTGCGATCGAAAATACTTGACAACACTTTGTAAATGTGTTACGTTTATTATATGGAAACAAAAAAACAAAACCAACACGAATTCATTAAGAGCAACGACGGTTGTGCAGGTCTTCACAAGGATCAGAAGCTGACACCTTATACTCACATCAAGTTGAAATGGCATCGAAACTGTACCGAGTGCTACAGCTGCTTGAATCCCGATTGTGAATGCTATTCAGATCAGCATCAGGAGGTGTTGTCAATGACACTTAAGGAGCAGGAGAAATTAGACGAGCTAATCGCGAAGGCAAAGGGGAAACCAATAACAGAGACAGTCAAGGGGCCAACGGACCTATCTCGTGCAGAGACTCAATACCTCGCCTCAAAAGGTATTTCTTTTACGTCGGATCGAATGGGCAAGGGGCCGTTCCTGCATTACACCCAAGATGCCAGAGCTCGCGACTTGCGTGAAGCGGTATTATCGAAAAGGGCATCCAAGAAGGAGCAGATAGATGGCTAATTACATCCTGTGCAAGCGATGTGGACGGAGACTGATGTTTCTCGACGAAATCCGAAGGATGATCTGCGACCTGTGTCGTGGAGTGACTAGGGAGAAGTAGGTGAAGGTGATCACCGAAGATCCAGATGCTGTTGAAGCGAATCAGAATTGGTTAAGGAGGGAGCCGATGGAATTCATCAAGCCGATGGCAGCGCACCTGCCAGAAGACGATCAGGTAATGACCGATGACCGCTTTGTCGCGGAGCCGAAGCTGGATGGCTGTCGTCTCCAGTTGCACGTCAAGGGCGGTAAGACTGTCGGCTGCTACAGCAGGACGGGTCGTGATATTTCTGATGACAAAGGGCACGAGTGGTTGGCTGATGTGAAGTGGCCGCTTGAGAGCGGGATCTTTGACTGCGAAGTATTTTCCGGAGATGGAACCAATACGGGTGGAAAGACTGTCAAGAATAGTCGCTCGAGTGCTGGGGCTGAAAAGTTAGTGGTCGTCTTTGATCTGTTGATGGAAGAGGGCGGGAATATGCGGTGTCATTCATGGGCGGTGAGGCGGGCAGCGTTAGAGCGAATCTTTGCTGGCCTCCACTTCCACCCGAGAGTAACGTTGATTCCAGCCTGGAAAGACAAGCAAGCGATGTGGGATTTCTGGTGTGAGGATAAAGGCGGAGAAGGGATCATGCTCAAAGCGACGGATGCTCCTTATACCTCGACCAGATCGCATGACTGGCTCAAGGTGAAGGTGACGATGACAGTAGACGTCGTAGTGACAGGGATCACTGACAAGCCGAGCTATTTGACGGGTAACAAGGAGTTCAAAGGCTGTGAGGCTGCACTGACCTATGGGTACTACGATCCGAAAAAGGAGAAGGTCAAGACTGTAGGCCAGGGAGTGAAGTGGGGCAACAAAGTTGATCTGGAGCAGCATGTTGGAAAAGTTGCGGAAGTGAAGTGCTACGGCGTGATGCCAGGAGGCGCATTGAGACATGCGAGCTTCATACAGTGGAGAGACGACAAGCTGCAGACAGACTGCATTCTGGAGGATCAGAGGTAATGAGCTATCGAGAAAAGTTCATTGGGTTGAATGAGAAATCTCCGGCCTCCATAATCACACGGGATGACCGAATGTGGCTGCTAAGATCAGCTCGAAGGTCGAGAAACTCATACATGCTCTTACTTTTTCATGTTGGACCACCTGAACTCCGAGTGCAGGTTCCTGAGAAGCATCCGATGACTGTAACGCCATGGTGAGCCTATTTGGGAAGGATAAAATACCATCGAAAATCCTTGACAACAATGTTGTATCTGTTATACCTCTTTCAATGGAGAAATTTTCGAGCTGATATTTGTAGTTAGGAGGAATTATGGCACAAGCAAAGCCGATAGAGACGATCCAGGTTGAGACGACCGACGATCCTAATAAGTATGTCGTCCCGTCTCAGTCGCGCAAGGATATGGACTACACGGTGATTGATTATGGTGAGCAGGGTGGGTTGACCTGTGATTGCTATGCAGGTCAGCGAGGGACGTTTTGTAAACACATCAAGGCAGTGATGATGTCGCTCAGCTACAAGGAGCGACATAAAGAAGGAGTGGTGATCACTGAGGCACAGCACAGAGCCAAGAAGCCGAGAGCGGTGACGAAGAATGGGTACAGACTGGATGAAGTCATTTCGGCGATGCACAAGGAAGTCCGTCTAGGGAATGAGGAAATGGCGGTGTTCTGGGCTATGGAGGCATCGACGATTGCACCAGGGTACACCTGGAAGCGGGTAGTGATTCAGGCGTCAGAGGATGTTGGGTTCGCAGATCCAGAGGCAGTTCGGACGGCAATATCGTTGGCGCAGGGGTGGGATTTTTGCAAGTGGATGTCACGATTCTTTGTCGATCCTGATCCGCTGGTGCATGCCGTCATGGTGCTCTCACGTGCTAAGAAGAGTACAGAGGTTGATGATCTCAAGGTGTTGACACAGTTGAGAGTAAAGCATGGATGGAGACCACCCGTGCCTGAGTATGCTGTCGATGCTCACACCGCCCGAGGGAAAGAGCTCGGCAGGACTGACTGGCGTTTGTTCTATGATTTTCGCAAGGTGTATCTCGACAAAGAAGGCTCGTACATGAAGAAGTTGAGAGCAGAGTATCCAGATTTAGTCGGAAAAGGAGAGGAAGATGAGACCAATAAGTCTATTACTGCTGAGCAAGATTGATCTGCTCAATTTGCGTCGTGGGATGCCCATAGAGTTCAAGGTCGGTGATCAAGAGCATGTCCTGCAAGCTGAGAGATCGACGCGAGCAAAGAGTGGTTCCAAGGAAGATGGTAAGGCTGAGCTCGATCCGGTGACTCGCCGTAGTGCGCTTAGACCAGGTGATAAGGCGTTCTACTGCAAGCGTAAGCGGTGTGGAGCGGGACCGTTTAGAAACACTGCAGGAAGATCGATGCATGAACGTAGAGTGCATGGTGATCTAAAGCGAACACGCAGGCGTATAGGCAGACCTAGAGGTAGGAGGTCAAATGGTGCGTAAGAAAATCTTTAATCGTTATTGCGATGTGTGCGGGAAGACCTATTACAGGTGCAACAAGACGCGGGTTTGGACTGAGCGGAATCCAGGACATAGAGCTGGCTGGAAAGCCGAAGAGAAGAAGATTTGTATGGACTGCGGTTCTGCCGCGACAATGAAGCGTGTGATATCGATAGTAAGCATCAAGCCTGTACAGCCGAAGGGAAAATTCGCTTACGGATAGGAGGTATTATGGGAGTAAAGAGTAGAAAGGCAATGTTCAGAGATGCGGGTCAACTTATAATCGTGTGTACCGATGTACTGAAACGTTACAAAGATTTGCACGATGATGCACTCGCTATTCACATGGCGATGGAGAGGCTCGTCCAGGACGCGATGGATGATCTTGATAAGGAGCGAGAAGGTAAGGATGAGGGCTACGAGATCGAAGATGAGGAGATGGTCGATAGTTTGTGGAGTCAGATTCCGTCGCTGACAGCTGGAGATATGGTCGATTTCGATGAGTTAGAGACGAACTTGAAGGAGTTCTGTGGGTGGTGTGATGTGGAGGTAGAGCTTACGGCTTTTGAAGTTACTGAACTCATGAATCAGCTTCGCGCTCACGTAGTACGTACGAAGGAGAAGGGGCTGTTCGCTGAGAGCGACATCGTGTTCGACAAGAAGCGCAACAAGACAGTGTTCGTGGACGAGTATCTGGGTGATCGACAGTATCGTTTGAGATGGAAGGACACTGATGGCTGGAAGACAGGCGTGTCGGCAGAAGATGAGTTGAGTCTGTTTCAGAAAAGTGAAGAAATTGCATAGTGTGTGGATTTCTAGTCGAAAATACTTGACAACGTTGGTGTATATGTTAGGATTCGATTATAAGGTCGTGAAATGGAATTCACTGTATCAGGAACTGAATTGAAAAATGTTTTTAAGGTTGGTCGCGCCTTCAGTCGCGTGGGCGAAACGGCGGGATCTAATGAACGGTCGATCGTATTTCGTCAAAACCAGGTCACTGCTGCTGTAGATGTTCAGTCGAAACGAGACTTAGGCGCGTTCTGGTTCTTGTTGCATTCTGAACCGACTGCTCCGGCTGATAGACATGTGTACGCGGTCAATGCAGAGATCGCTGACAAAGTAGCTCGACTCCTTACTGACGCGAATTGTACGATGCATTTGCAGAGCAGTGGTGGTGTCAGTGCTGCAACTGGTTGGGTACGACAGTCTGGCAGACAGTATGATCTGGCACTGACGGTGCTGATTGAGCGTCAGGTTGGGACAGCGATGATATCGCTGGTGGATGCGGGGACTGTGGTTGGAGATAAGCGAGAACTCATGGTGTCTCTTACGGAGATGGCGTCGATGATGCTGAGAGCGTCGGATAGACCGCACAACTTCTTTTACCTGGACACGTTGCGAGATGAAGTTTGCGCCTGTGATAGTCACCAGTTGATGATTCACAAGCTCGGGCTCGTCGGTCCAAGAGCAGATGGAGCATTAGTTAGAGCCAGAATTCATGCTGGAGCTATTTGGTTGATGAAAGTGATTGCGGCGTTCGGAGATGATTTGAAAGTGAATCTCGTAAATGATCGGACCATACAGATTGAATGTGGAGGAGCATACGGTGTGTTTACAAGTCAGGAAGCGGTGGTCGAAATTCCCGATTGGAGGTTGATGCAGCTAGGTGGCTTGGAGTTCATGATCAACGGGCAGCGGTTGGAGAAGTTGGTAGATATGGCATTGTCAGATGGTGCTAGATGGCTCCGGTTCACATTGGAAGAAGAAGGAGTTTGGGCATTGGCTGGGATGATGGAGGGGAAGAATTTTCAGCCACAGACGAAGAAGATGAGGGTGGCTGATCCGATTGAAGGTCGAGGGTCGTTCGGGCTTCCGATTTATTACATGCTATGCGCGTCAAAGTATTTCGCTGGGATGAATGCTGTCACGGTGCGATTCGCTAATGATCTGGGTCCGATCTTGTTTCGATCCAATGAGGGTGGAGTTGATCGAAAGCAGTATCTAATGCCAGCAGCAATGACGGTGTTCGATGATAGAGCGGTATCGGAGATGAAAGAGTTTGCACTGATTGGAAGTGAGAGCATTGCTGTCCAGAGAGAGACTGGAAATGCTGTTAGTGCAAAGTCTCTGATTTCCGGTGATGTTATTGAAAAAGGAGCGGAGAGATTCTTAGTTTGGTGGGTTGCGCTGGACCTGGATATGATCAAGCTCGAGTTGCTAGACGGAAGATGGAGGAGGACAGGAAAGCTAAGGACAAATAGACTTAGCTCATATGACAAAACAGCGGTATATCAGTTGCCGCAGAAGAAGGTGAAAGATGGAAATGTTTAAGGTCGCAATGCGAAACGGAGGTAAGAAGACTGATGTTAGTCTTAACTCTGAACAAGACCGAGGAGATTTGGTGGCGTTCGAAATTCGATCAGGGACCGAGCGAATTGGGAAGTACAAGAATCTAGGGCCAGCCCTGACGAAGTTTTATGCCCAGATTGGTAAGTTGTGTCTGAATGGTTGGAGTGTTGAGAGAGTCATCTCGAAAGAAAAAGCCTGAAAGGAGGTTTTATGGAAAGGGATGAGCATAGAGACCCAGTGGCAGTAAATGAGGAGGAGCCAATCGACGTTACTCCCGTTGAAGAAACGGAAGCTGTCGGGCGTCAACTGTTTGTCAGGGTTGCTGAGTTAGGGGCGACTCCGACAGAGGTTGCGGTTGTGGAAGGTGCGACCGTCCAGGAGGTTCTAACGAGAGCTAACGTGTCGCAAGGTTTGGAGGTTCGGAAAAATGGTCAGCCCGCTAACCTGCAAGACCCTGTGCAGGATGGCGATACGCTGGTTGCCCTGCCAAAAGTACGCGGCGGAATTCGATGAAGAGGGATCAGATAACCGGAAGGATGGTTGTAGAAAATGTCTATGAACGGTTCTTCCGGTTCATCGAATTTCGCAACGGCTGTTGGCTGTGGACCGGATTCATCGCACCGAATGGATACGGGGATTTTTGGTACGAAGGTCATAGTTGTCATGCCCATACCTCCTCATATCGTTTGTTCAGGGGTGAAATACCGGCTGGTCGGCAAATTGATCATCTGTGTAAAGTCCGAAGATGCGTCAAGCCCGATCACATGGAAGTTGTCACGCCGAGGGAAAATTTGATGCGGGCTGAAACAAATGCAGCCATCAACGTTGCCAAGACCCAGTGCATATGGGGTCACCCGTTGTCTGGTGAGAACCTGTATCTGCATAAAGATAAAGACGACCATATGCATCGACGCTGCAAAGTCTGTTATGCCCGCCGTGACCGAGAGAGAAAACAGAGGAAGAAGCAAATCAATGGCTGATTGGCGACAAATCGAGTTAGATCCCAGGTTCGACAGTGAGCTAAGCCGAAGGCGGATCATGTTTATCAGGGCTGGTACGGCGATTAGCTATCCGATGAGTGATCAGCATTTGGTGGAGGAAGTGTTGAAGATGTTGGATGCTGCTGTGGCTGCGCCTGAAGCTGAGAGGGAAAAAGGGGCGTTGGCACAGAGAGTAGAAGTTGATCGTGATTTTGGTCCTCGGACTTCAAATAGCTCACTGATCGAATTCCTGGAGTCGTTTGGGGAGCGTTGTAACCTGTGGTTCTACGTCCAACGTCATATGTCACCGCAGCGATCGGAGGCTGCGAAAGGCAGAGTGACAGTGATCCCGTATGGGAATCTCGTTGGAAGCAACCAGGGTGGCCACATTGATGCGTTGAGTTTTGATGTTGGTGATGGGCAGACGGCTGATATAGCCCGCTATCCGATGGGAGCGCATTCAAATGTGATTAGTCCCGCTGGTGCTGGTGCCATCGTGTTTGATGATAAAGGAATCGGGATTGCGGAGGTTATGCCTAATCTGATTGCTTTGCTTGTTCCCGTAACGCAGCGACAGAACCTCTGGTCGTTTTCAGTGTTGCTCAGGATTTTTGACCGAGCGCTGCCGCTGGCATTGAATGAACAGAAGTGGGAGGAGCAGTTCGAGTCGCAGAAGAGGCACAGGCTACAACGTTATAGAGAGCAGTATGTACAGTTGGTGAAAAGCCGGTCGCAGGGCGATATGAAACGAGCTGAGAATGATCTGAAAGGATTGGTCATAGAGAGAGACAACCTCACAAAGAGTTTGACTGAAGCGATTCGTGAAATTGATAGTTTGGAGTTGCAGATCGGTGGACTGGCGAGTCGTAACGGTGATTTTGATACGAAGGCGAGACGCGAGTTCGATAAGATCTGTGAGATGCAAGAGATAGTTGGTCTGGCTGTTGATCCAGCCGGGATCAAGGCGTTGACGACGGAGTTGCTGATCGATCAGAAATGGAAGGTTGGATCGTTCGAGATTCAGATCGGGTTAGATAGTAAAGTGGCGATCAGGAACATGACTAATGCAAAGAAGAGAGGGTATGAGACGATCGATCATCCGCACGTTAAAATGAACACGCCCTGTTGGGGGAATATCCAAAGTGGCGTGATCAAGATGATTAGTAACTATGAGTTTGGGGCTGTGTTGCAGACCGTGTTGGCGTATCTACAGACGTACAATCCGGATGATATGTGGGGCGCGGAGCATATACCGCTATGGAAGGATGATAAAATTAAGAAGGGGGATGCTGATGGAACCGATTAAGATCACGAGAGTCGCGTTTAAGAAGCTGTTCACGTACCCAAAGTTAGTGAGCGGTGAGATCGGTGGACTTGGGATAGTTAGGACGAATGGGAAGTCAGAGTTCACAATCCACGATATTTTGCTGTTCGAGCAGGACGTAAGCGGGACACATACCGAGTTGGATGAGAGCTCGGTAGCCAAGTTGATCATGCAGATGATGGATGAAAAGAAAGATCCGTCTGAGCTGAAATTATGGTGGCACAGTCACGCCAACATGAAAGCGTATTGGAGCGGGACAGACCATGGAACGTGTGACAAGTTTGGTCTGACAGCGCCCTGGTATGTGTCTATCGTAGTGAACAAGGAAGGGAATTACAGGATGCGGTTGGATGTTTTTAAGCCGTTTCGTTTGACGATTGATAGTCTCACGCTGGAGGTCGTGGAGGATGCCGATGACCCTTTCGTAGATGAGTTGCGAAAGGAGGTTGCTGAAAAAGTTAGTGAGCGGTTTGGGAGACGCTCTGTCTTCTCCACATTTGCACCGACAAAAGGTAGTGATCTGTACAGGGATTATGTTGGTGATCGGATCGATGAGGCAACAAACCAAGGACAGGCCGCACTGTTTCCTGGTGAGGAGCCGATTCAGTTGCCTGATTATTTGAAGCCGAAAAAGACCATCACTACTGCAGAGTGGGATGACATGGTTGAGAGAGAGAGAATCCAGAAAAAGTATTTCGATGAAACGGATGAAACGGCCGCGACGACTGAGACGAAGCGACTGGAGTCCAAGGACGAGGATGAAGTTAGCAAGGAACCGTCCTGGTTACGACGTTATCTGGGTATGGCTTCAAAGGGGGGAAAATGATGGAGGAGAAGCATGATTGGAAGCGAGAGGATTTGTATTCGCGTCAGACTGATATCTTTAATCCGATGGAAAAGATGTGTCCGGTGACGATTGTGGGTGCTGGTGGCATTGGATCGCCGGTTGGATTGGCGCTGGGCAAGCTGGGGATTCAGAAAATCACTGTTATCGATGATGACAGGGTAGAGACACATAATTTGCCAAATCAAATCTACCCGATGGATTCGGTTGGCCGTCAGAAAGTAGATGCATTTCAGAACATGGTAGAGCAGTTTTCAGAGGCTAAGGTGCATCCGATGAATTGGAAGTGGAACGGAGATGTTCCGAGAGGCATCGTGGTGTCTGCCATCGACAACATGGAGGGCCGGAAGAAAATATTCGAGAGTGTGAGGTATAAGCCGCAGGTGCAACTGCTGATTGATGGTCGTATGGGTGGAGAGTTCATACGTCTGTACAGCATCCGGCCATGCGATCCCGATGATCTGACGTTTTACGAGACCACGCTGTATTCGGACGAGGAAGCGGTTGAACTCCCGTGCACTGCGAGGGCAGTTATATATACGTCGTTCTTCGTTGGGGCGTTCGTTGCTAGGGCAGTCGCTAAGTTCCTCAAGGATGGTGAAATAAGGAGGGAGATAGTCTTCGATGCCAAGACCCTTCTCATCGTTTGAATATGTGGTGACGTCGTTCTGGAACAGAGTGCGAAAAATGGATAACTGCTGGATGTGGACCGGAACGATTGATAAAAATACTGGATACGGCCATTTCTTTCCGCATCAGCATATGACCATTCTAGCGCATCGGTTCTCGTACGAATTGAATGTCGCAGAGATTCCGAAAGGGCTCACGATCGACCATCTGTGTAAGGTACGGCTGTGTGTCAATCCGGAGCATCTGGAAATTGTTAGTTTGACAGAGAATCTGCATCGTGGGGATGGGTGGAGTGGGAAGAACCATCGTAAAACCCATTGCCCACAGGGTCATCGGTATGATGGCAATAATTTGATTATCACCGAAGCTGGATTTCGTCAATGTCGGGCATGTCACAACGTCCAGTCAAGAAACTGGTCCAGGAGGAACAATGTCCGATAGGTTTTGGGCACGTTTGACAATAGGTGGACCTTGGCCGGGACCGATGAGCGAGTTGAATTTACGGAGGTTGATCGATGATATGTCTGACAATGGGGAGATATTCAGTGGTTATCACGGATTGATTCAGATGGAT